ATATAAGCATAATAGTTTTTATAACTAAATACCTATATTAAGGGAGTAAATCATGACAGAACTGATAACTGTTCATTACTAATATATATTAGTTATATTTCTTTAAGTAGATTTTATAAAAAAAACGGCATTTTAAATCTTCAAGAGTGTAAATATATTATCAAGGTGCTTCTTTGGAGGCAAATTTAATAATTTAAAAAAATTTTGTGAAACTATAATAGAAAATCAAAATTATGATAAAAATATTTTAAATTATGAACCAATATGGAATGATGAATCTTATACTAATAATTATTTCCATTATTTTACACCAACAAAAATAGTCTATTACGCAGATTTTCCATTTATAATAAGTGATAAAGATGGTATGGATGATCAACGTGCATTTATAAATAATGAAGAAATACCAGAAAATATTTATTATAATGATAATTTATTATTTTATATAATTATGGTATTTCTAATAATTTTAATATTAATATTTTTTATCTACATGTTTTATTTAATCTAGTTGGATTTTGATTCTAAAAAAGAACAATCTAAACCATAATTCTTTTTACACCCTTAAAGATTTAAAATGCCGATTAATGGCAAATCTAAAAGGTTTATCCATTTCAGGAATATGTAAATTATGGATATGTTATAGCGACAACTATAACTGATTAGTTTTTAATCCTTTTTATTATATAAGCATAATAGTTTTTATAACTAAATACCTATATTAAGTGAGTAAATCATGACAGAACTGATAACTGTTCATTACTAATATATATTAGTTATATTTCTTTAAGTAGATTTTATAAAAAAAACGGCATTTTAAATCTTCAAGGGTGTAAATATATTCAAATGATATTATAATATATTTAAAAAAATTGATTAAAATAATATAAAAGATTATTAGTTTGGTTAATAATGTCTCCAAAAAAAGTAATAAAATCTGATGTAGATAAATATGATAAAATAACACCAAGAGAACATGTCTTATTAAGACCTGATACATATATTGGTGATATAGAACCTACTACAGAAGATATGTGGATATTTTCTGAAGATGAAAATATAATGAAGAAAAAAAAAATTAAATATACACCAGGATTTTTAAAAATATTTGATGAAACCTTAGTAAATGCTAGAGATGCATCAGTTAATGATAATACATGTGATACAATTAAAATAGAATATAATATTGAAGAAAGTTTTATCAGTATATTTAATAATGGTGATATTGGTATTCCTGTTGAAGAACATCCAGTTCATAAAACAATGGTACCTTCAATGATATTTGGTGAATTATTAACAAGTTCGAATTATAATGATACAGAAGAAAGAACAACAGGAGGCCGAAATGGTTTAGGATCAAAAGTCTCTAATATTTTTTCAAAAAAGTTTATTATTGAAATTGATGATGCTAAACGAGGTAAAAGATTTCAACAAATTTGGAAAGATAACATGTCTATAGCAGAAACACCAAAAATTACAAAATTACCGAATAAATTAAAAAGTTCTGTAAAAGTAACATTTTTTCCTGATTTAGAAAGATTTGGTATTGATAATTTAAATAATGACCATTTTAATCTTTTTTATAAAAGAGCATTTGATATTGCAGGAACTACAACAAATAAACTAAAAATCTATTTTAATGAAAAAAAAATAGATACAACTACATTTAAATCTTATATTGAATTATATTATCCAGCAATTAATGAAATATATTATGATACACATGAAAGATGGACAGTTGGTATTTTGTATAATCAAGAAATAGGAGGTGATCAAATAAGTTTTGTAAATGGAATAAATACATATAAGGGTGGTACACATTGTAATCATGTAATTGATAATATTATTAAAGTATTAATTAATGATTATATTAAGAAAAAAGATAAAGATATTAAAATAACACCATCGATATTAAAAGAAAATTTAATATTTTTCATAAATAGTACAATTATTAATCCAGCATTTGCATCTCAAACAAAAGATACATTGACTACAAAAATAGATAAATTTGGTTCTAAATATGAACCAAGTCCAACATTTCTTAAAAAGGTAGCTAAATGTGGAATTGTTGAACACATGATTGAATTAGCAAAATTTAAAGAAAGTTCAAGTTTAAAAAAGACAGATGGAAAAAAACAAGTTAAAATTTCTGGAATACCTAAATTAGAAGATGCAAATAAAGCTGGTTCTAAGGAATCAAATAAATGCACCTTAATATTAACGGAAGGAGATTCAGCTAAAGCTACAGCTATGGCTGGTTTAAGTGTAATAGGAAGAGATAATTTTGGTATTTTTCCATTAAAAGGAAAATTATTAAATGTAAGAGAAGCTACAGCAAGCCAATTATTAAATAATGAAGAAATCAAAAATTTAAAAATAATCTTAGGGTTAAAACAAAATGAAGATTATTCAAATGATGATAAATTTAATAGTTTGAGATATGGACATATATTACTATTAACAGATTCAGATGTAGATGGATCACATATTAAAGGATTATTTATAAATATGATTCATTCAATGTGGCCATCATTAATAAAACGAGTTGATTTTATTCAAAGTTTAAATACACCAATTATTAAAGCAACAAAAGGTAAAGATATCATATCTTTTTATAATTTAACTGATTATGATAATTGGAAAGAAACACCTGAATCCAATAATTATAAAATTAAATATTATAAAGGATTAGGTACATCAACTTCCCAAGAAGCAAAAGAATATTTTACAGACATTCAGGAAAAACTAATTAAATATTATTGTGAAAATATTAATAAAATCAAAAATATTGCAGATAATAATGAAAACAATGATGATAATAATAATGATATAAATGAGGCTGAAGAAAATTCTGATAAAGAAAATTTTGATGAAGAAAATAAAAATGATGATATTAAAAATAAAATATATATTCCTATTCATGATGATGATGATGCTATTAGATTGGCATTTGAAAAATCAAGAAGTGATGATAGAAAAAAATGGTTAATGTCATATGATAAAAATAAAATAATAAATTATGAACAAAAAACTGTACCATATTTTGATTTTATTCATTGTGATTTAATACATTTCTCGAATGAAGATTTAATAAGATCAATACCATCTGTAATTGATGGGTTAAAACCATCACAAAGAAAAATTTTATATGGTAGTTTTTTAAGAGGATTAGATAAAGATGAAGTTAAAGTAGCACAATTAGCAGGTTTTGTTTCAGATAGAGCTGCATATCATCATGGTGAAATGTCATTAAATGGAGCTATAATTGGTATGGCACAAAATTTTACTGGTTCAAATAATATTAATATTCTGAAACCAATTGGTCAATTTGGTACCAAATTACGTGGTGGAAAAGATTATGCATCAGCAAGATATATATGGACAATGTTTGATGATTTAACTACAACTATTTATAATCCAATTGATAATCCTATTTTAGATCATCAATTTGAAGATGGTAATCAAATCGAACCAGAATATTATGCACCAATAATACCAATGATATTAGTTAATGGTGCTGAAGGAATAGGTACTGGATTTTCAACAAAAATCCCTCCTTATAATCCATTACAAATAATTCAAAATATTAGAAATATAATAAATGATAAAGATTTTGAATATATGGATCCATGGTGGCAAGGATTCAATGGAACAGTTGCTAAAATAAATGATTATAATTATGAAATTTATGGTTTATGGAATATCAATAATGATAAACTAACAATAACAGAACTTCCTATCGGCGAATGGACATCAAATTATAAAGAATTACTTGAAAAACTATTAGAAGATAATCAACCGATTAAGAATAAACCAAATGAAAAAAATAAAAAGATGCAAAAGAAAAATAATTCCTTTTTAGGCTATAAAGATAATAATACTGATACAGATGTATATTTTGAATTAATGTTTGAAGAAGATTACTTGGAAACAGCCAAAGATATTGATAAAACATTTCATTTGTGTAAAAAATATTCAATAACTAATATGCATTTATATAGTCCGGAAGGTATTATTAAAAAATATAATACAATTGAAGAAATCATGAGAGATTTTTATAGAGTACGACTTAAATGTTATGAAAAAAGAAAAAAACATCAATTGGATATTTTAGAATTTCAATTAAAATTAATTTCATTCAAAGTAAAGTTTATTTTGATGATTATTAAAAAACAAATAGACATCAATAATAAAAAGAAAAGTGAAATAGAAGATTTATTAGAAAATAATGATTTTCCTAAATTAGGTAAATCAAATGATGATTCAAAAGTATCATATGATTATTTGTTATCAATGCCATTATATAATTTATCTAATGAAAAAATCGAAGATCTTAAAAAACAACAAAATGATAAAGAAACAGATTATAAAGAATTAAAATCAAAAACAGAATTCACAATTTGGAATGAAGAATTAGATATATTAGAACAAAAATATACAAAGTGGTACAATAAAAAATTAGAAAATACTAATCCTACTACAAAAAAAATTAAGAAATCTAAAAAAAATTAAATATTTTATTTTACACCTTTGCACATTTAAAATGCCGATTTTAAATTGCAAATTTTTTAATAGTGTAAAAATTTGGTTATATCCCATCGTGGAATGGGAATGAATGAGTTGTTATCTATTATGTCGCATAAAGCTTATACCTTCTGATAAGGCCTAATTGAATAACGAGTTAAGAATAAATCTTAATAAACCCATTAATATAATTATATATTATTTCTTTAAAATAAAATTCTTAATTTTTTCTATTAAAAAAATCGGCGTTTTAAATGTGCAAAGGTGTAAAAAAATCTAAAACTAATATATGGGCGAAACTATAAACTATCCATTAGAAGTTTTATATAGAAAAATATTAAACAATAAATCTGTTACATATAAAGAATATAATGACAATTTTACACCTTTGGAGATTTAAAATGCCGAAAAACTATATCAAAGCTATAGTTTTAAGGACAAAAAATAAAATGTTATAGCATTTTATTTTTTGCCGATTTTCACAGCAAAGAAAAACCAAATAGTATAAAAATTTGATTAGTACCTATCGTGAAATAGGTATGAATGAGTAGTCATTAGTTATATTGCATAAAGCGTAACCTTTTGATAAGGCATTAACTAAATAACTATAAGAATAAATCTTAATAAACTCATTAATTATATATAGAAATAATTCTTTAATTTTAAATCTCCAAAGGTGTAAAAGATGTTTTATGAATTGGAGTAATGCAACAGTAAATGAAAAAATTATACCTGCAGTTAAATCTGATAATAATTCGGTAGAAATTACATCAGATGAAAAAATAAATATTTTAAATAGCATAAATAAAATATTATCTTATTATAAACAATTATTATTATGTCAAACTAATAAAGTATGTACTAACAAAGCTGTTTTAACAACAGAAACAAATACTTTTAATACAAAAATGAAAGAAATGTTTAGTAAAAAAATTATTGATATGATTGAAGACAAAGAAACAACTTTTGATGATTTGAAGGCATTTTTTTATAATAATTTTACTATTGTTAGAATGACCGATTTAGAGAAATTTCTAGCTGATGGTAATTTTGAATATTATTCTACTGAAGATTTTCCAACAAAGTCATTAACAACAAATGGAGCTAAAATTTATAGTCTATTTACACCCTTGAAGATTTAAAATGCCGATTAATGGCAAATCTAAAAGGTTTATCCGTTTCAGGAATATGTAAATTATGGATATGTTATAGCGACAACTATAACTGATTAGTTTTTAATCCTTTTTATTATATAAGCATAATAGTTTTTATAACTAAATACCTATATTAAGGGAGTAAATCATGACAGAACTGATAACTGTTCATTACTAATATATATTAGTTATATTTCTTTAAGTAGATTTTATAAAAAAAAGCGGCATTTTAAATCTTCAAGGGTGTAAATCAAAATAAAGAAAATTTTATATAAAGTTTATATAAAATTATAAACTTTATATAACACCATGATGCACTGTACACAGCCTTATTAAATCAAATAATAAAAAATTATTATTTATAGGAGATGTTGTATATGATTCTAATAATATTAAAATCATATAAATTGAATGAATTTAATTTAGGAAATGAATCAGCTGTTAAAAATAAAAGAAATTGAAAAATAATAAAAAATATTAAATAGTTAAAATTAAATAAATTTCAGAAAAAAATATTAAAAAACCATTTTATAGTTGAATATGTCTTTAGTTAATTTTATTTAGACGCAAAAATTGTTAATTTATATAAAATATATCAAAAAGTAAGAATTAATAATAAAATTATATTCTATTCAATAATAAATATTTATTTTTATATTTTAAATATTTATTTTTATAATCAATTTGATTATAGTTATCTAATTTATAATATTTTGATTTTACTTCTTTTTTTTCATATTTACCTAAATTAATTCTTTGAATAGTTTCTTGAATTTGTTCTATATATTGATTATTTCTATAATTGAATATTTTTAAAGAATCAACAAATTCTTTATGTTTTTCATCGTACTTAGTAGTTGGCAAAAAATCTTGTTTAAATTTAAGATCTATAAAATTCCATATTTTTATATTTTGAATTGATAATGGATCAATTTCATTTTTTAATTCTACTAATTCCTGCGATGGATTAGATTCTTGATCTATTTTATTTAGTAAGTTAATAAAACCATTTCTAGGAGTCAAAACATATTCATCACCAGCTATACTATTATTTAAACCCGATAAAATTATTGAATAGTTAATATCTGTTGAATAAATATTATTAATTATAGTTTGTACGTATTGATTATTTCCTAATAGTTGAAGTCTATCATCTTCATTTTGGTCATAATTAAATTTAAAATCCATAGTTCTAAAATTATAAATTAAAATATTATAATTATAAATTATTGTATTATCACTTATTGATATTATATCATCTTTATTAATTTTTTCATTTTGAAATGTATATAAAACTGAAAAAATAGATAAACTTTTAAAATTATTTTTTGATGCTTTTATAGGAGTTTTTCTACTTACTTGTTTACCTAATAAATCATTAATAGTTGCTTTATCAAATATTAAACTTGTCACATCAGCTAAATATTTTGGTTTTTGTACTTCTATAAATACTGTATATAAAATTTTAAAACTTATTAGTATTTTTAATATATCTAAAACATTATTTAATTTTAATTTAAAAATTTTATTATTTCTTTGAATTAAATAATTTGTCATATGTTTATAATAATATGCATCAAATGGATTTTTTTCATTAATATTATCTTCAATATTTGATAAAGTTATATTATTTATAGTAATAGTATTGCCAGATTTACTAAATATATTTTTGATATCTAAAATTGTTTCAAAAATTAATATTAATAAATTAAATATTTCTTTATTATTTATTTTTACTTTAATTAAATCTAAATTATATTTATTATCTTTATAAAATGAATCTATTAATATAATACAATTTTTGATTAATAATTTAATATTTTTTATTTTAATAGGTATTTCATTAATCCAATTTTGATATCTTTCTATATAACTAAATTTGAATTGAATATGTTCAATCATTTTGGCTAAAATGTTATCTTTATCATATTCTTTTTCTTTACCACCACCATCTTCATCTTCATCATCTACTTTAATTTCATATTTATATGTTATTAATTTATCATATAAAGTTTTATTATATTCTATTCTTTGAATCATATAATAATTATAAAAATCCATATTAGTAATTAATTTACAATATTTTAATAATAATAATAATTTACTATTTAAAAAATAATAATTACTTGGTGTTTCTTTTTTTGTAGCTGAAACTAATGATTGAAACAAAAGCGAGTTATCTCCAATTTTAATACATACAAGATCATCTTTTTTGTCTCCTTTACTGATAGATATATCAAAACTTCTAAGCATTTCTGAATATTTTTTATCCGATTCAATTTCAGCAGCATAAAAATCCCATAATTTTTCATTTACTTTTACATAACAGGCTTTTAAATCATCTAAACTTTTTGTAGTTGGCAATATTATAGTTGGTACTAAAAGTAATTTTGATAAAAATAAATTATATAATGATTTATAAATAGGATTATTTCTATTTTTTTCTAATATTTTTTGATAATCAGGAGTATTCATTATTAGATACAATAAATAATTAAATATTTCATCATCGTCATCACAATTATTCATGATATCTAAAATTCTTGTTATAATTAGATCATTATCTTCTGTTTTTGTTCCAGTTTGTAAATCATAATTAACTGCTAAATATGTATTAATTAAATTATTAACACGATTTTCTTCAATATTATCAGGATTACTCTCAAAAATTGAATCGTAACATTTTTTTGAGTCTACTGTAATAGGTGGATTTGCCAATATAGTTGTTAATTTATCACGCATAGGAATACTTTTATATAATTCATCATTAATCAAGCTTTTTTCCACCTTTTTTGGAACAGGCTTTTGACCTTTTCCATCACCTTTCTTTGGTGCAGCAGGAGGAGGTGCAGGACCCTTTCCTTTTACACCACCTTTACCCGGGACATCTCCTTTGCCATCATCTGGTCCAGTTCCTTTACCTGGGACATCTCCTTTGCCATCATCTGGAACATCTCCTGTTCCTGGTCCTGTTCCATCATCTGGTCCTTTTCCTTTTCCAGCATCTGGTCCTTTTCCTTTTCCTAGTCCTTTGGTTGTACCTTTACCAGTTATATCAGTATCGGTATCTGTATCCGTATCTGTTGCTTGATCTTTAACACTTTTATTGCTTTTAATGTTATCTTCTAATAAATTTATAAAGTGAATTATATCTTTTAGCTTGGTATTATCAATTTCATTAAATAATTCATTATATTTTCTAGAAATAACAAATAATAATGCTAAAGCATAATTTTCTAAATTATTATATTTAGTTGGGTCTTCATATGTTGGATCTGGATTTATATTATTAAATATTTCATCAGAAAATCCTCCACCAAAAAGCGGAGTTAAAATAAAATTTAATTGTTTTTCTTTAGGTTGCATAATACTTTTTTGTATTGAATTGATTAAATTTTTTAAAGTAGATGTATTAATATTATTTGATTTATTAAATAATATTTTATGTATCATTGCATTATTTATATTGGTTTGATCATCATCATCTATACTATGGGTTTTTAACATTTTATGAAAACTCAATATTAATTTTTTTAAAAAATTGGATTTATTTAAAGTATCATGATGATTATCATCATCACCATCATCATCATGATCATCATCAACATCATCATCATCATCATTAAAACTACCTGATGTATTATTTAATAAATCATTAACCATAGCAATTTTATTTTCTAAAATTACAGTTATATTATTTATAATTTTAATAGGATTATTAATTGTTTTTTTTATGAATATCATAAATTGTAATTTCCCTAATTTCTTATTAAAACTGTTAAATATTAAATTATTATTAATTTTATTTTGAATTCTTTTTATCATTAAATCATGTTTAATTAATTCATTAATTATTTCTTCTAATTTATCATTATTAATTAGAACATAATCTTGATTATCACATAGTTGTTTAATTTTATTTATACTTTTTGGAGCTAATCTAACATTAAAAACTTGATTAATTAAATATTCATAAAAATCAAATAGAGAATTAATTTTTTTTTCTACTTGATCTTTAATAAATGTATTTCGATTTTTATCAAATTTAAAATTATATATATTAACATTCAAGTTTAATACCATTTATATATATTTATATATTATTTTTGTATATTTATAATTATTTTTTTAGTAAATAATATTTATTTTTATATTTTATATATTTATTTAAATAATAAGTCTTTCTAAATAATTCAACTTTTTCAATATCTTGTACTAAAGCCTCCTTAGATTTTTTAAATGTTTCTATAAATGCATCTTCACTAGTTTTTAAACTCTTTAATAATATATTTATATCTCTTGACTCTCTGAATAAATCGTTAGTATTGTCAGTCCAAATTTGATTATTATTTTCTTTTAATGTTTTATAAACAGAATGTATATCTTGTAATTCTTTTATATTATAATAAGAATTTCTTGGACTTAAATCTTTAATTTTTTCAGAATTATCTTTAAATACATTATCAACAGCAATATTAATAGTATCAGGGTCAGCTGATTTATTTAAACTACTTAATTTTTTTTCATTATCTGTAAATTTAAACTCAAATTTTTTTTTTAATAATTCACTATCTATAAAAGTTACACTATTATTTAATAATTCTTTTTCGTTCTTTCTATATTCTATAATTAATAAATTATTACTAAAAATAATTTTATTTAAATTAGGTTTAATAATAGTGGATTTTAGGTAAGCTAAGGAAAGTAATATATCGATTATATATATATTATCTAAATTTGCTTTACCATTTATTGGATTTATCTGAATTTCACTTTTTTTAATTAATGGTGTTTTTTTTTTATTTAATTCGTTAATATGTGGTAAATCCAAATTATTAACTAATTGAAAATACGAATTTCTATCCGTATCATTAATATTTAAAATATTAATAGGATTATTAAAATATTTCAAATAATATCTTATTAAAATATCAAAACAAATTATAAATCTAGATAAATTATAAACTGAAATTAAATTATATTTTATGGATTGATTACCTTTTTCTATACTAATAATTAATTGTTGAAAATATAAATTAATATGAATAGGTTTATCTATATCTATATTTTGTAATAAATTATTTAAAGTAATAAATTTTTTTTCTACTGGTATCGATAAGTATTTCAATATATCATCATCAAAAATATTAAACATTTTATAAAGCATCAATTGTATTTCTTCAATTTTAACCTCACTATAAATAATTCTATTAATTAAATTTAAAATTTGTGGAATTAAAGAATTTAAAACAGTTAGATTTTTAAAGTCTAAATTTAACCAATCTATATAGTTTTGTGTTTTTGTTTTTTTTTTTTTCCATTCATTTAATATATTATTTTTACATTCAATTGCTTTATTCTTATCATTACTAAAAGTAATGTTTATTAATACACTAGAATAATTATTGATTTTCGCAGCTAATTGTCTATTATCAGTTATGGATATACTTTTACCTCTTAAATTTATTAATTTTATAACATCGTTTAAATTTATTAAATTAGCAAAATAATATAATAAAAGTAATTTAGTATTTACAAATAATGCAAATCTTTCAAAAAAAACAGTATTTTGTTCGTTGTCAGGTTTGAGCAACTCTGGTAAAATATTTAATCCTTTTGCTTCAGCTTTTAGCGATATTGTAGTTGTTATATCATTTTTATCATTTATAATATTTAAAACAGGTATATACGGATCAATAATCATATCACAAAAATCTTTATCATTTTTTTCTTCCTTCTTTAATAAATTAAATAATAATAATGATATTGTTTTAGTATTATTTGGCCTTACAAATACTTTAATTTTATCTGGTTGTATTAATTTAACAACTGATGGAAATAATGCCTTTTTTGTTTCTATTAAGAATTGATAGTCTTTTTTTATTAAATTATTATAAGAACTAAAATTATCAATAATATCAGTAAAAGCATTGTAAATAATATAATCTTTATCATTGGTATCAAAACTTATTTGATTATTATTTATTTTATTATAATGCGTAATATAATTAGGATATAAATGATCTAGACTAAATAAATGAAAATATAAAAATTTTGAAATAATATTAGATTTATTATTTATAAAACAATATAAAATTATTTTTACTATTAAAATTATTATATTATTTAATGCACTATTAAGCATTTCCATATTTTCTATAATTGTGTTAGCATCATAATTAAAATCAAATTTTAATCCCGATTTGGTTTTTTTATTTAAACTCTCTTGTTCAAATTTTTTAATATTTTCTGTAATAAAATTTTTTAAAAATTGTAATTTTTTTTCTTCCGTATCTAGCTTATCATTATTAAAAAAAATAATGCATAAATTTTTTTCTTCTTCAGTAAAAGATGAAGGATTAATGTCTAATTCACCCCCTCCTCTTTGTTGTTGTCTTTGTGGAAATACACCATCAATGGAAATACCAAAATTTTGTGGAGTAATATTTGAAAACTTTGTTAATAAGTCTGCATTCTTTTTTAAAGCTTGAATATTAATTGTAGGTGTAGGTTGTTCTGTTCCTTTACCAGTACCTTTACCTGTAGTTATACTAATCGGCATCAAAGGACCTTTCCCTTTACCTTTAGCAGTAGATGTAGCTGTAGGTGTAGGTATGACATATCCTGTATCATCATTTCCATCATCATTTCCATCGTCATCTCCATTGTCATCTCCATCGCTATCATCGTTTCTATCACTACCGTCATCATTTTCTTTATCATTATCTTTTTCTTGATCATCTTCATGATCTTTTAATCCACTAGCAATTATATTATGTAGACCTAATAATTGTTCAATTTTAAATATATATTCAATTATATGCTTTATTTTTTTATTATTAATTTGATTGAAAATATCTTTATAATTTTTATATAAAACAAAAAATAGAGCTAATGCATAGTTTTCTTTAGCAAAAGCATAATTCTTTTTATCTGTCTTTGGTCTAATAGTATCAAATAATGGAATGCTAGTACCACTAGTACCACCAATTAATGGATATATTACAAATTTATTATTATTTATGTTTTTATCATTTAAAATTTTTTCTAAATTATTAACAACATTTTGAAAATTTTGAGGCTCAAGATTTTGTTTATTAAATAATATTTTTTTAATCATAGATTTATCAATAATAATTTGATCAGATTTCTTTATAGATTTACTAAACAAAATTTTTTCTAAAGTTTGAATCAATTTTAATAATAAATCATCATCATCATCATCATCATTAAAATTATCATCATCATATTTATCATTAGGAATATCTCGTACATTAGGTGCTAATAAATTATTTACAAAACTTATCTTATTTTTTAATAGAAATATAATATTATCAATAATTTTACCAGGATTATTTACAGTTTTTGAAAAAAAAATTAAAAATTGTAATCTACTTAATTTTTTATTTAAATTATTTTTATAATCACCTTTTATAGTATCCTGAATATTTTTAATAATAATATCATGTTTAACTAATTCATTTATTAATGTTTCTAATTTATTTGAATTTATTAATTTGGAATTTTGATTATAAGCTAATTCTTTAATTTTTTCCATAATATCAGTTGATACTCTGACATTAAATATATTCTTAATTAAATATTCATAAAATTCAAATAAATTCGAAATTTCTTTATAGCCAGATATTTTTGTAACATTATATAAGTGAGGATTATATTGATAATTATATATTTTAATATTCAATTCTAATACCATTTTATTTTATATATATATATAATAAAATATTAAAAAAAATTTACTAAATTGATAAATATTTCATTTTATATTTTAAATATTTTTGTTTATAGTTGATTGGTTTAAAATCTTTCAATTTAGTATTAATAATTAATTTCGAAATAGATGGTTTTGATAATTTATTAAAATTTTGATTTTCAATATTAGAATTAACTATTAATGATAAATCACTACTTTCTATTTTTTTGAGATATTTTGATTTATATTTAATATATTTATTTTTATATTTGTAATATTTATTATTTAAGGATAGTAGATATGATTGTGGTAATAATTTTATAAATTGCTGATGATAAATATTATCACTATTTTTAATAGTGATAATAAAATCATTAACTTCTTTATTACATTTTACATAATTTTCATCTTTAGAATATTTTTCACATTTTTTAGTTATAGCTATCCATTTTTGTTCTAATTCATTTTTTTTATCTTTAAAAAGATCCATATCGGCATTTTTATATATATTGCGAGGCGTTATTGGAAAATCTAAACTTGCAGATAATATATTTGGATTAGCTAAGTCTTTAAATAAATCTACAATTTCACCACCATTAATTAGTTTTTCAATTTCTTTTTTTATTGTTTCACTAATTAATTTAGTTGAATCAGCAAGTATTTTTGTATCTAAATCAAATTTTTCAGTATTTAATGCTGTATTATCTAAATCTATATTTATATTTGATAATTCAAATTCTAATAATATTATTCCTAACAATTTATTATTATATTGGGTAATAGAAAATGTATTATTCTCCATAAAATTTATTTTTTCCATGTCATAAGTTATATCTATTTTTTTTAACTCAGCTATCATATCATTTAACTGCTCTTTACGTATATCTTTAATTGAATGTTGCCCATCACCACCCCCCGTAGCTGGTGATATCCAAACCACACGAGGTATTATTGATTTATTACTTGGGTCAGAATTTATTGATTGTCTTGGTTCTAATGAGTCTAATGAGTCTAATGTTCGTAATGGTCTACATTTTCGTATTTGTCTAGCACTTGCAGGTCTTGCAGCTTTTGCATCTATTACAGGTATTGCAGTTTGTCTTGTAGTTTCGGGATTTGAGGAATCATACTTAATAAATATTAAATTTTGTGTATTTTTAAAACATTGTATATATGCAGATATCATATTATTAAAACATATTATAAAATCTATGAGATTTTTTATATCATCTAAAGATAAAAATATATTATGTTTCATAAAAATGCTAATATAATCATTCATTTTAGACGCTACTATTTTTTGTATAGCGGAAATTTGATAATCTGGATTATTTGGTTTTTTTACTAAATCAGGATTAATTAATTTATATAAGTGAATATTTTTTTTAAAAATAGTAAACATTTCAATTATTTTACTTTTAATACTTATTTTAAATTCATCAATTAATGATTTTTTTTTGTTTTTGTCATCTTCAGTAAGACTAGTATGTTCACTATACAAGTTAAATTGTATAAGCAGTTTTTTGAAATAATTGTATGATTGGATACATTTAAACTGTGATAAATCATCATTTACTTTAAAGGTTTTATTAAACTCTAAAACATACTTTATCATGGCTTTTTTTTTTGACTTTGTATATCAAATAAGGATTCAGAATTTAAAATTTTCTCCAAAGCTAATTTTCTTATTTTACAAATAGTTTTAAATTGAATCTCTGAAAATAGATTTAATCGATAAAATATAATATTGCAATTACTAAATACTGCGCTATATAGTTCACAGTTGGTATAAATGTTTGGCACTAAATCATCTAATGTTTGTATATTTGTATCTAATATTGAGCTTGCTGCTGTACAATTTCTCATTAAAACATCAAATTGACTGTCTTTCATAACACATATATAATCTGATTCATTAATTATTGTGCATTTTTTTAAAAGGTCATTCATAATCTTACCATCCACCACTTTATTTGTAAATAACTCCTCTAGATTGGTCTTCATTTCATTATAAATATCAAATAATTTAGATGGTTGGGGTATTTGATACGAACATATATTTTCAGATTTTTTCGACTGTTTAGAATCATTAATTGTATTTAAAGGTTTTGGATTAAAATCAAATAATAATTTATCATACTTGTCACCACCGGTTTTAATTATAAATTCAGTTAATTCTTTTTTGTTAATTTCAGGATCACTCATAATTTTTTTTATTATACAAGATAATTTTTTTGTTGGATTTTCTTTGAATTCTGCTGTAATTATACTTTTACTAGAAGATCCTGCTGTTTGTTGTGTATTTACATCATTAGGGACTTTATAATTGTATAATTCTAGCAATGCATCTAAAAAATTAGTATGGTTTTTTAGATTATATATTTTTTTTAAATTATCAAACTCTTCATCACACTTTACTTGGGTAGTTCCAGGTCCACCTTTACCAATAGGTGCCCCCTTACCAGATGCACTAAGTCCACTTAGTCCATCTTTACTATTAGATGCCCCCTTACCAGTACTCTTACCAGTACCAATAGGTGGCCCCTTACCAGATGCACTAGGTCCACTTGGTCCATCTTTACTATTAGATGCCCCCTTACCAGAATTCTTACCAGTACTCTTACTTTGACCCTTACCAGATGGTCCTGGTGCACTTTGTCCTTCTGGTGCTGTGTGACCATTCACAGTACCCACTACTGAATTCATATCGTCTGGTACCGATTCTTCATTTTCTAATAATTCTTCATTTTCTAATAATAATTCTTCATTTTCTAATAATTCTTTAGTTCTACAAAGTTGTAATAATTTAATATTAATATCTTTTATTTCAGGACTACTTCCTAAAGTATGACTATTTAGTGATAAACATATTTTATTCAATTGTGTCATAAGTGGAGAATAAAAATTTTGTTCTTTTTTATAATATTGTTTGTAACTAGTTAAATTTGCTAAAATATGTTTAAATTTGCGAATTAACCGAGAAGCAGCTGCATTAAATTCACCATATTCTAAGGGATCATCTAACTTTTGTTTATATATATTATCTAATAAACTCTCAATTAATTTTTTCATTATGTCTATTTTTTTATCAAGCGTGATAACTTGGTTTTTAAGCCTATTTAATTCTGTAAAATGATGTTCCTTTCTTACTTCTGCAGGAGGATTAGCGCCAATACGGTAGGTTGATTTTAGGGGTAGAGACATATTATATTATAATAGATTTTAAGTTTAAATATATATTTTTAAACCTATATAATAATATAATGACTAATAAAAGTCCCAAAATATTATTAATGTTTTTAGGATCATGTCCAAATACAACAAATATAATTAATCATTGGATTGTATTAAATAAAAATAATTTAATAAATAATAATATATATGCTGTTGTACATCCATTATATTTAGATAATTATAAAATTAATAGTGATTTCAAAAATCTATTTGCTATTAATAATATATCTATAGTTGATAAAAACCATCATATAAAAACAGAATGGTGTAAACATAATATAGTTTGTGCAACTTTATTAATGATACAATATGCTCATTTAGAATATAATATATTTTTTGATAAATATCTTTTATTATCACCGGTATGTTGTCCTTTATATTCATTAAATGAAATATATGATATTATAATAGCAGAAGAATTAAAAAATAAATCATGGTTTTTGTTTTTGGAATTCAATAACTTATACAAACCTGATATAGTTAATAAATTATTTAATAAAATAGGTCAAAAATCATCTCAATGGATGATAATAGATAGAAAACATATTTATAATTTTTTTTATAATGATACAACAATAAATACATATATTAATAATGAATATAATATTATTATTAATCCAGATATTTTAAATTCACAAGAGGATCTAAATTTTTATAATTTAATACATGTATATAAATATGATAATTATTTAAAAGATGAAATAAATTCAACAGATGAAACATATTTTATTAACTGGATATTATATTTATCAATCATTAATAATGAAGATAATATAAATAATTGTATTGAAGAAAATTTTATTTTATTTGATCATAATAAAATTGATGAAAGAGCAAAAATGTTAAATTCAAATTTGCTTAATAAATTATTAAACCAGGATTTAATAAATAAAAATTTAAATATTTATTATATAGACCCATATGAAAATATGAAAGATTATATAATTATAAATAATACTATTAATATTAATTTATTAAAAAATTTTACATTTGATAATATTTCAAAACATGATAATAAAAATTATGTAACTTCTATGACATATATTGATCAAATGTGCATGACATATGCTGTAAATCCATTTAGTATGATTAGAACAACTAATAATATAATTAATAATAAATTAAATAATTTATTATTTCTACCAATAACTTGTAATTATTTAGATATTTTAACTGAAAAAATAAATGAAATAGAATTTGAAAATAAAAAAAATCCATTTATCACAATTTCATCTCATCCTATTGAATTTATAACTTTTTCATTATTAAATATTATTAATGTATATTTTATATATTTAATTTTATTTAATAATGTATCAGATAAAGAATATTTTTGTGATATTTTTAATATTATTAAAAATATGTTTCCAATTGAAAGTTTTTATTTAAATATATATCAACAATTTAAAATAATTTTTGATAAAATTTTAATTAAACCATTTTTATTAGAAAAGAAATATGGTACTTATATAACTTCAACCTATTTGATTAGAGCTATCTTGCATAATTGTCTATTTATAAGAAAATGTATGGATTCATCATTAATAACTGAATTTTCTAATATATTAAAAACAAATGATAAATTTAAAATTAGTAATAATTTAATAAATAATTTTGAAATTAAAAATTATGTAATTAGTAATGATAATTTATTATTAAATAATATAGAATATTTTAAAAAAAATATTTTTTCTCATTATTGTAAATTTAAAAAATTTGGAAATAGATATTTAAAAAATAATAATTAACAAAAAGATTTTTATATAATATATATATGATAAATATTATATTTACATTTATATTTAATTTATTTTATTATATTTTTTGTAGTATTACTAATTTTATAAAAATTATATCAAAATCATATTATATATTTCCATTATTTATATCTTTGTTACTTATTTATTTATTAATAAATTATATTTTATCAATATTAGAAAAAGAATTTGAAAATCACAATAGTTCAAATGAAATAATTACTATAAATATATCGCATAATAATTTATTCCAAAATTGTTCAATTATTATACTAATTTTATTTAGTAATTATTTATATAAAAAAATTGAAAATAATTTAACATAAAATCCATAGAAACAGAAGGTTTTACCGTAGCCAAAAGAATTATTACAATAATTCGTTTGCTAGGATTAAATCTACGATTTTACTGTAGCCAAAAGAATTATTACAATAATTCGTTTGCTAGGATTAAATCTACGATTTTACCGTAGCCAAAAGAATTATTTGTTAGGATTAAAAGCTTTGATTATAATAATGGTATTTTTATTAGAAATAAATAATTATTCATTTTATGAAAATAAATCTTTGACATGGACGAAAAATAATTTAGTACAAAATGAATCATCATTAAATGCTAATGATGAAAAACCAATACAATGTATTTATCATTTACCGAAAGATTTAATTTCAATATTAGATAATCCATTTACTGATTTAGAAATGGTATACTCAAAAAAAAAATATATTTCATCAGTTGATTATTTCAAAAGAATTAATCAAAATCATAAAAAATAATAATAATTTTAATTTTTTTGATTTAAAAAAATTGATAAAGATATTTTTTATATATATAATAATGTATCATTTAATGAATATTAATAATAATCTTAATTTAGAATTTCAATTATATGATTGGTTAGAAGATCATATAACTAATGAGGATAATGATAGTGATGATAATAATAATGTGGGAAATTATATTATACACGCTTTTGGAAGATGTGAAAATGGTCAATCAGTGTACGCAAAAATACTCGGATTTACTCCTTATTTTTATGTATTAATACCTGAAAAATATCAATCTAAAACAAAATCATTTTTGGAAGACTTTATTAAAAATTTTGAATCAAGTTTAAAAAGTAAAGAAAACAAAAAAATTTATTATAAATATAAAGATTCATTACAAGAAATTCAATTAATAAAACAAAAACGTGCAGAAGGATTTAATAATGATAAAGAATATTATTTTGCTAGATTAGTTTTTAATAATGCAGATGGTTTTAAAAAATATAGATATTTTTTAGAAAGTAATGATGTAATAATAAAGAATAATAAATATAAATTTAAATTATATGAAGCAAATTTATTACCAATGTTAAGATGTTTTCATATAAGAGAGATTAGTGGTTGTTCCTGGATTGAAACAAATAAATATGATTTAATTACAGACGATGAAGAAAAAGAATCAAGATGCGATATTGAAATTAATGTCGATTGGAGAAATTTAATACCAATAAAAAAAGATTTTAATGCACCATTTAAAATTTGTTCTTTTGATATAGAATGTTATTCAATTGATGGTGAATTTCCACAAGCAAAAAGAAAAGGTGATAGTATAATTCAAATAGGTGCAACTTATACAACTATAGGCACTTCAAATCCTTATAGACAATATATAGCTTGTTTAAATAATACAAATGAATTAGATAATATTATAGTTGAAAGTTATGAATCTGAACAAGAAGTTATATATGCTTTTTTAAATGAAATTAATAGTAATGATTGTGATATTATCACTGGTTATAATATATTTTTTTTTGATGAAAACTATATATATGATAGATGCAAAAATATTTTGAATATTAATATATCGTATATGTCAAAATTAAAAAAATATGATTGTCCATTTACAACAATTAAATTAGCATCTTCTTCCTTAAATGAAAATATATTAAAGTATTGGAATACACCTGGTAGAGTTCATATAGATTTAATGAAAGATGTTCAAAAAACATTTAACTTAGAATCTTATAAATTAGATTATGTTGCATCAAATTTTATTAAAGGTAATATAAAATCATTTTGTAAAATAGATGATAATAAAATAGAATTGATGTGTGATACAGTTCAAGATATTTTTAAGTCAGATTATATACATTTAGAAGTAACTAAAGGATTTATATCTAATAATATCGGAAATAAATATTTAGTTAATAGTGTTGATAATATTAATAATACAATTACAATATTAGAAACAAATAATTTATTATTAGAATTAGAAGAAAATAAAAATTATAAAATAAATTGGTCTCAAGCTAAAGATGATTTAGAACCTAAAGATATTTTTAAATTATATAAAGGATCTGAAATTGATAGAAGTATAATTGCCAAATATTGTATAAAAGATTGTAAATTGGTAAATTTATTGATAAATAAATTAGAAACTATTACAAAAAATATAGAAATGTCAAATGTATGTTATATTCCATTATCTTTTCTATTTACACGAGGACAAGGTATTAAAATACAATCATTATGTTTAAGAGAATATCGATTAAAAAAATATGTATTTCCAATCTATAAACTAAATAAATTATATCATTGTTTACAATGTAATAATGAATATTATAATTCATGGGAATGTCCAAAATGTAAATCCAAAAAAAGAGATGAAATAGAAAACGAATCAACAAGTTATGAAGGTGCTATTGTTTTTGATCCCGTTCCAAAAGTAGAATATGAAGCAGTTGCAACTAAAGATTATATGAGTTTATATCCATCATCTATTATGCATAAAAATATGAGTCATGAAACAATAGTAGAAGATTCTATTTATGATAATTTATCTAATGTTAAGTATTATGATGCACAATTTAAAGATTCAGATGGATCTATACAATATAGAAGATTTGCACAAATAGAAAATAAATTAGGCGTTATTCCGACGATTTTAGATAATTTATTAAAAGAAAGAAAACAAATTAAAAAAAAAATGAAAATTGAAAAAGATCCATTTAAATATAAAATTTTAGATGCTAAACAATTTGCAGTAAAAACTACTGCAAATTCTCTTTATGGTCAACTTGGTGCTCCAACATCATCAATATGTAAACGAGATATAGCTGCATGTACAACATCAACAGGTAGAGAAATGTTAATATTAGCAAAAAAATATGATGAAGAAATTTTACCAGTAATAATTAATTCATTAAAATATCATTATAAAAATAATGATACAGATAATATTAATAAAATTTATGATATTGAATTAAAAAATAATAATGATGTAGAATTATTAAAATATATTAAAAATTTTATATATAAAATAAAAGATTTAACAATACAACCAATTGTAAGATATGGTGATACTGATTCAATATTTAGTTGTTATCGATTTAGAGAAAATATAGAATTAATGAATTATGAAGATTCTTTATATCTTTGGAAAAAAATAGTTAATTTTGGATATACTATTTTAGAACCATTTTTTTCAGAAAAATATAAAGATATATTTTATAACATTTTTCAAAAATATTATTCGTCTGATAAAATTATAGATTTAAAACTTCCTCAAGGTCCGACATGTAATATAAGTTCTAATGGAAATAGTTTAGATAATTCCTTATTAAAAGATAATACTAATAATATACTTTTACCAATAGAATATAGAATGGAAAAATTTATTAAAGAATATATGGAGGAAAGTTATATTCCTTGGTTATGGACATTATCAGAATTAGTTGAAAAAAATTTTACTTATATGTTTGATATTAAATTAATACAATGGGCTGAACATTTATTTTTAAAAATGAATTTAATATGTGTAAATTTATATGAAAATAGAAAAAAATATTTATGTGAGCCCATAATAAATGAAATAAAATTAATATTTAAAAATGGATATTATTATTATCCATCTGATGAAACAATTAATAATTTTACCGAAAAAATATTAAATTTACCATATAAACATGAAATTAAATTATCTTATGAAAAACTAAAAGAAATTAATAAAAATTTATTAGAAAAAACTATTAAAGAAAAATGGATATATAGTAATGAAAGTAAAGAATTATCAAAAATAATTAATAATTATTTATTAAGTACAACTTCCGAAGAAAAATCTAGCGTAAAAGAATTATCGACTGTTATAAATTATATTAAAATATTTTTGAAAGAAAATAATAATTTAGATATTAATACTTTATCTAATTTATTAATTACAAATCTTAATAATGATAAAGATATGAATTGTAATTTTAATATTGATAATTTAAATTTGCATACAAAAATATTTATAGAAAAATATAATAAACATATAGGTAAAAAAACAATAGAACAAATTATTGAAGAATATATTGAACATGATTTATTATTAAGTTTCAATTCAGAAAAAATAAAATATTTTGATATGGTTACTAATTTTATAAAATCTAATATGAGAAAATTAGATATGTCAAATATGGATAATGAAAAATATATTTATTATTGGATACAACCTAGATGTGTGTATAATGAAAATTTGATAAAAGAATATATTATTGATATATATGAAGGTGGTAATGAAATAATAGATAAGAGAAGTTTAGAATATACTATAGATTTGGGAAAAATATCAGGTGAATTGGTAAAATCTAAATTACCTAATCCACATGATTTGGAATATGAAAAAACTTATTGGCCTATAGCATTTTTAAGAAAGAAAAAATATGTTGGTAATAAATATGAATTTGATATTAATAAATTTAAACTTGACTTTATGGGTATTGTATTAAAACGACGAGATAATGCACCAATTGTAAAAGAATTAACTGATGGTGTTATTGATTATTTGATTAATAAAAAAGATCCAAATGGAGCAAAAAAATATCTATTGACATGTATTCAAAATATGTTTGATGGTAAATATGAAATTAAATATTTTTTACAAAGTAGAACAATTAAATCAAAAGAATCATATAAAGATTGGCAAAGAATAGCACATATATATTTAGCAGATAAAATTAGTAAACGTGATCCTGGTAATATACCACAATCAGGTGATCGCATTGAGTATGCTGTTGTAGAAATAAATCAAATTAATAATGGTACAAATCGTGATGCGAGTTCTAAAACTTCCAAAGGAAGTTGTACAAAGTTATTACAGGGAGATATAATAGAAACTCCTCAATATATAAAAAATAATAATCTTAAAATTGATTATTTATTCTATTTAACTAATCAAATAATGAATCCTGTTTTGCAATTTTTAGAATTGGTTGATAAAAATTTTTCAAATATTTTTAATGATTTTATTACAAAATATTCACATCCCAAAATAATAAAAGAAAAACCAGTTAAGATTATAAAAGAAAAACCAGTTAAGATTATAAAAGAAAAACCAGTTAAGATTATAAAAGAAAAACCGGATAAAATAATAAAAGAAAATAAAGCTATAGATATTTTAATTGAAAAAAAAAATATTAATAATAAATTAAATAATTATAAATATATTTTACAGATTAAAAAATTGTTGCATAATATTCAAAGTTTTGATGAGGAAAATAATTATGAAAAATATTTTATAACAACAGAAAATTATACTTAGATTATTTTATTTAATAATTAATTATTGATCAAAAAAATATTTTTTTTTATTTATATCTATTAATAATATGAATAACAATACTAATTATAAAAACAAATATTATAAATATAAAATAAAATATAAATTACTAGGAGGGTCTATTGATACTAATGATTATAAAAAAATTATACAAGTTATACTAAAAAATTATAAAGATAAAGTAAATTATCAAAATTATGAATTAATAATAGACGAGATTCAAAAGTTAGCAATTATAAATAATAATAATCTTAATGATATTTTAAATAAATATATAACTGATAATAATGATGAATTTAAAAAAGATTTAATTTCTATATTTGATTTAGGATCAATTAATATTACTTCAAATCCAGAAAATAATAAAATATACGAGACAATTCCAGAATCAGAACAATCAAAAGAACAAAAACCAGAAAAACCAGAAAAACCAGAAAAACCAGAAGAACAAGACCAAAAAAAACAAGAACAACAAGAAGAACCAGAAGAACAAGAAAAACAAGAAAAACCAGAAAAACCAGAAGAACAAGACCAAAAAAAACAAGAACAACAAGAAGAACAGAAACAAGATGAAGAAGAACAGAAACAAGATGAAGAAGAACAAGATCAGAAACAAGAAGAAGAACTAATACCTGAACAAAAATCTAAAATGAAGAAAATTAATGATCAATTAAAAACAAAATTTAAAAACTTGCTTAAGAATGAATCATTTAATTTATATATAAAAAATTTATCAAAAAAATTTAATAAATTTGAAATAAAAAATATAGGAAAATTATATAAAATACCATTGTTAGAAGTACTTCCAGCAGATAAAATACAAAAAAAAATTAAAGATGGTAATTTTATATTTATTGAGGATGATTATGATGAAAATAGTGATTTTATTAAAAGAATTAACACAGGTGATATTTTAATTTTTGCTAATGGTGATATATTAGTTTGTGTTGATAATAAAAAAAATTTAAAAAAATATAAAAATCTAAATAAACCCAATACCAGATATTTTATAAAAGACTGTTCAGATATAAAAAAATGTATTTTTTATAAAATAAAATATAATCAATCAATAGATTATAATGAATCAAAAAAGGTAGTATTATCATTATACGAAAAACTAAAATTCAATGAAGAATTTAAAATTAAAAAATTTAATTTTTAAATATCGGATAACATATTTATTTCTGAGGTTCTAACACTATTAATAGTAGTAGAATTATGGGAATTGCTCGATTGTATTTTATCATCATATTTAGCAGATGATGAAACATAAGATAAACTATTTTCAGAGTTTTCAGTGTTTTCAGTATGATTTATTTTTTTATTTTTTTTATTATTTTCATGTTTAACATTTTCATGTTTAACATTTTCATGTTTATTATTTTCATGTTTATTATTTTCATGTTTATTATTTTGATGTTTATTATTTTGATGTTTATTTGGTTGATGTTTCATTTTATTATTTTTTTTTTTAATTATTTGTTCACTTGATGAATCAGAAATATTCGAACTTGATGAATCGCTAAATAACTCTTCATTAGTTGATGTAGTTGATGTAGTGCTATCGTTTTCTAAATCAATACCTCTTGTATCATGAGTAATTTTACTGTGGTCTTCTGAGCTAAAAGATTTTTTTTTTTTTAAATTCTTACCTCCACCACCAACTTGTGTATCATTCTTTGATTTAATTAAATAATTATACATTTCTGAACTAATAAATGGTGATGTTTCTGAAAACATCTCAGATTCTTTGTTAGTATTAGTATTAATATTATTATAAAAAATTTTATCATTTATATTTTGTTTGTTATTAATTTTACTTAAAATATTATTAATTTCAGACATTTCATGATCAGACTCAGTATAATTATAGTTATTTAAATTAGATATTAATATTTTTGCATCATTTGATAAATTATTAAATGGCGCTTGTGTTGAAATATCAGAACTAATATTATTCCAATTAATGCTATCAATATTTTCTATATTTTCTTTGCTATTTTTAAGTCCCATTATATAATATATTAGATTTTTTTTAAATATTTTAATAATAATTTTTCTATATTAAATTATAAAATGATTGATATTATATTAATTACTATATTAATAATATTTATATATATTTTTTTAAAATTAAATAATAATAATAAAATAATAATAAAATCAGATTATGGAATTATAACAATGAATAAAGACAACGATAAACAATCTAAATCTTTATTATTAGAAAAAATAGTAGATAATATGTATATACTAAAAAATTATTTAAAAAAAAATATAAATAATTATAAAGATTATGAACAATATATTGAATTATTAGATAAAAATTTTAATAAAAATAGAACATACATATATGAAACTGATCCAACAAGTAATTTTACATCATATAGTGTTAATAAAGGTGAAGAATTATCGATATGTTTAAAAAGTAAAAAAAATAATCAATTACATGATATTAATTTATTAATGTATGTGATTATTCACGAAATGGCACATTTTGCATGTCCTGAAATTGGTCATGGACCATTATTTCAAAAAATTTTTAAAAAATTAGTTGAAACAAGTATTAGTATAGGGATATATAATTATGAAAATTATTTAGAAAATCCTGTTGAATATTGTGGTATGACATTAAATTCAACAATTATATAAAAGTTATATGTATACAATATAATTATATAAATTCAATAAAGATGCAAAATAATAAATTTATATAAATAATTAATATTTATATAAATTTATTAAAAAATTTATTTCATATCATTTTCTAAATGAATATAATATGAAAGATCCAATAAAAATTATACATAAATTTAAAAATAATAATAGAAGAATTCAATATAAAATATACATATTTATAGGTCAATTGGTACCTGAGGATATTATCAATATATTAAATATTATTCAAAATAAAGATTTATTTTCAACATTTGAATTATTATCACAAAAACAATATAATAAATTAGTTGAATATTATGGAGAATTTTGGTATGAAAAATTTTTTCTTAGTCATCATATTGAAAATCAAAAAAAAATTATAAACACAACAATACATAAAAAAAATATTTTAGAAGTAAAATATAATAAAGAATGGTATAAAAAACATATAATTGAATCAAATATAAAAAAAATTTTTTATTCATATGCTGCATCTTATTATAATTATTTACTAATTAGTAATAAAATAAAACCAGAATTACGAAAACAAGAAATTGATTTTCGTACATATCGTACTGCAAATTCTATAACTTTTGAAGGGAGTTCTTTTCTGGAATCAAATCCTAAAGAATTTGATTATACAAATTTTGATATGGATAGTGATGAATTTGACGATAAAAAATCAACGGATGATATTTCTAAGGATTTAAAAGGGGGTGCAATTAATGATGATGATGATGATATTAAAGATTTATTAGATGATAATGATGATAATGATGATGATAATGATGATAATGAAGATATAATTTCTGATGATCAATTACAAGAACAAATTGAAGATGAATTTGATTTAGATGAAATATCTAAATTATATGCAACTAATATTGAAACATCAAAATCAGTTTTAGAAACCTCTAAATTAATTAGTGACGCTATAAATGATAAAAAATGGATAAAAGAAATAAGTTTAGAAAAAAAATATGATAATTCTATGGATGATTTAAACTATGAACCAAAATTAGAAGATATATATAATAAATATTATATAACCGACCAATATATTTTAAAAGATGAAACAATAAAAACTATAAAACAAAAAATATCTGTATCCATACCAATATCAAATAAATTTGGTGAAAAAATAAAAATTTTACCAGAAACTCAATATTTATGGTCAGAATACAAAATAGAAAATTTAAATAAATCAAAAAATAATATAGTAGATGATCATGTTATGTTAGGTCAGAAATGGATTAGAAGAAATGAATTATTAAAAATAGATATAATTCCAAATGATAATATAAAAGTCTATGAAAAATTAAGAAATAATTTAGGATATTTAAAAGATAATTTTGGTCATAAAATTAAAAGAGAAGATGATGAATTAAATATATTAAGATCTTATGAAAATTTTATTACAATGAATGAAATATATATGATAGATATATATAATGAATTAGGGATAAATTATAATCCAAACTCTGAAGAAAAAAAAAATTTATACGATGTTTATATTAATATATATTATCCATTAATATCTTTTGAAAGATTAGAACAAATAATTCAATTATTAAATAGAACAAATAATAAAGAATTATTATTTATCGAAGTGCAATTTGGAATAATTAATAATGATATTAAATTAGAAAATGAAATAGAGTATTTAGTTGAATCAACAAAATTAAATATAGATTCATATAATAAATTTTTTTTAAAAAATTATATTATTCAATCAATTATTCATGTTAATATACAAAATCCTAAAAATATAACAGGTACAATAACAGATACAAAATTTAATTTATATAGAATATTTGATAATTTTATTGTGAATTCTGATTATCCATTTATTCAATATCAATCTGCTGATGCTCAGTTAACATATAAATATTATACAAAAACCGATAAAAATTATAATCAAGAATTATTATCAAAATGGTTTGAAAATGCTCCATATGGTATATCTTTTAAAATCAAAACTGATACTAAATTGATTAATATTGATAAATATATTTCAATAAATTTACATGAAACAGGAAGAATAGAATATAAAATTACGTGGAAAGAAGAAGATAAAGCAACTATTGAAGATATAAATGAAACATATACTTATGTTAGAAATCTTTTAGAAAAAATAAATTCTGAAAATAAAAAAATAAAAATAATATTACCAACAAATGATAAATTTAAATATGCTTTCATTAATACAATATTAAAATTCACAATCCCTGACAATTATAAAATTAATCATAATGATTTATCAGAATTTAGTCGATTTTTTTTTACATATATTTCATTAGTTATTGAACCTAAAAAAAGAGTTTCAAAAAAAAAAGAAATAGATGATATTTCTAAATATGGTACGTATTTGAGATATAAACGAATTAGTAAATATGATAATAGAATAAAAATGCATTTAAGAATCTTATATTTTTTAAAAAACTATGAATTAAATGATAGAGAATTAATAGATGAATTAGCAAAACAATTTAATATAACGATGGATGTAGCTGCGAAAGAATTAGATTATGTTAGAGAAAAATATCAAAAAATAATTAAAAAATCAAAAAAAATATTAAAAAAATTAAAAGCATTACCGAAATCAAAACCTCCTGGTATAGGTATTGATATACAAGGCCGTGATAGAGATAAATATAAAATAAGAATAACAGGTGCAAGAAATAAAGAACAATTAGATGATATACTTGATTTTATAAAAGTATTAATTTATTTATATATTGAAACTTATTTATATAAAAAAAAAGAATATCAAAAAATTAAAGATAAATTAAAAAATTTAACAAAAATAGCAAAAAGACGAAATAAAGTTTTAGAAATAGTTGATTATGAAAAATCTAATAAATCTGTAAAAACAATTACATCTTTAGATAAAGCTAGATTAGGATTTAAACCAGAAAAAGGACAAAACCAATGGACTAGATCCTGTCAAAATTCAGGGAATGATAAAAAACGACGACCAGAGATTTATAAAGATGATCAATTAGATAATTTAATTAAAGAAGGATATAAATTGAATGAATTAACAGGATTTTATGAAAAAAAAATCGATTCAAAATCAAAAAATGATAAAAAATCTAATATAATAAAAGCTATTAAATTATCAGGCGAAAATAATACCTATAATTATTTTACATGTAATCCAACAGAAAATAAAGAATATATATATGTTGGATTTTTATCACGCGGAAATAATCCAAATAATTTATGCATGCCTTGTTGTTTTAAAAAAGATCAATTAGAATCTGTTAATAAAGAAAAAAAAAATTATTATCTAAAATGTATAGGTGATCAACAAAAAAATAATGCTATTGAATTTATTAAATCATCAACATTAGGTGATAAAGTATATATTTTGCAAGATACAAATAAAATTCAAGAAGGAAGATTTATTTATTTACCCAAATATTTAGATATATTTTTTAATAAAATATGGAAGAATGATAATAAAATTGTAAATCATTATTTATTAGAATCAAAATCAGGATACTTTTTTAAATACACTGTGAAACATGATTATTATTATTTTTTAATTGCATTATCTAATATTTATGAATTATCAATTGAATTAATTATTGAAAAATTTATAGATTTTTTACAAAAAGATAAAAATAATAAATATTTTACTTATTTAAATAATGGATTAATAAGCGAATCATTTAAAAATAAAGAAAAATATATTGAATTTATAAAAATATCTAATTATCTAGAATATGATATCATCGGAGAATTATCTGCAATTCCAAATGTCTTATCTAAAAATGGTATAATTTATTTTATATTAACAAAAAAAAATACAATCATAAAAAAAATATTAGATAAAGATGAAATTAAAGAGGAGTATTATTTAGAGTGTTTAAATATTGAAAATTATCAGCATTATGAACAAAATAGAGATATTATTATTTTATTAAAAGAAGATAAATATTATTTTCCTATATATAAAGTACAAAAAAATGAAAAAATAAATAAAAAATTTAATTTAATAAAAATTTTTTCAAATAATAAATCCGATAAACTAATTAATGAACTAAAAAATTATAATAATAAAAGTTGTAAAGATACATTAATAAATAATATATTTTTTAATTATAATCTAATTACTAAAAATATTATTCAATTATTGGAAAATAATAAAATAATTATAAAAAATCAATATATAGATGATAAAAATAAATGTAAATATATTAGAATAGATAATGATCTATTATTACCTACAAAACCATCTGGCATTAGTTATGAATATCCATTTGAAAATATTAGATTAATAAATAAAAAAGTTTTTAATTTAAATACAACAATAAAATTGCTTGCTACTATTGAAAAAATATTGAATTTAGATTATATACCAAAATCTATTTATTATGATAATAAAGATAAAAATAAAATTAGAATTATTTCTATTTTATTAAATAATAATTTAACTTTGCCTATTTTGAACGAATTTGTAAATCAAAATGAAATTAAAAAATTAAATTTATCAATAATATATCAATCTTTAGAAGAAACTATTGATTATGCATTACTCATTAATAAAACCAATATGAATGACACACATTTAAAAAATGTTAAAGAGCATAATTATATTTCAGAAAGTTATAAATTATATAAATTGGAATTAAGTTATTATTTATCACAAAATAATAATATTAAAGATAAAATAATTGATATTGTTAGAAATTCAAATAAAATAGACAAAGATAGTAAAAAAAGTAAATTAAGAAATATTTTATTTAAAATTCTTAATAAAAAATTAAGTGAAGAAATTCAAATTAATAAAGAAGATAAAATTAAAGATGATTTTTCAGTTATTATTGATGATATACCAAATTTAGAAGAATATAATATAAATAATATTCGTGATTATTGTAATATTAATAAAAATAAAGAAACTTGTAATTTAAATTTACATTGTAAATGGAAAAATGATTCATGTAAATTACGCATTATGAAAAATTTAGCAATTAATTTTGTTAATAAAGTAATTGAAGAAATATTATATGATGATATCAGATTCAAAGAAATAATACAAGAAAATAATTGTTATGTATCTGATATTGTTGATTATACTCAATATACTAATAGAATAGAACAAAAAATAATTAAATCATCTAATTTCAATATTAATAAACTAATGTCGGAATTATTTGGTAAAGATAAAATACCAATATTAGGTAAACGACAATTTTCTAAGCAAAAAACTGTTATAAATGAATTTTATCCAGAATTAGTACAATTAGGAAAACAATATATACAAGAAATTATTCCTAACAAAGATAGTTTAATAAGAGCTTATGTAAATTCATATTATTGGATTAATAATCCATTATATGATATTGAATCAAGAAATTTAGGTTATAATAATGATTTACAAACAACTATTACATATTTATTTAAAGCTAATATAATAGATTTTATACAAAATATTATTGAAAAAAATGACAATATAAATTCTAATGAAATTAAAAAATATTTAAAAAAATATTTTAAAAATAATGATAACTTTTTTGAGTCTACATTAAATAAATTTAGAAAAACGTCCCTAAATACAGATGGTCTAATTGAACTTTATATATTAAGTTATTTAATAAATCTTCCTATTATCGTATACGATAATTATTCTAATGTTAAATCTATATTTTTACAAGGTGAAATAGAGATAAATAAACAAACTATTAAAAATTTTACTTCAGATGAAACAAAAAATAAATCAATATTTATAAAATTAAATTATGAAAATTTGTTAGATATACCAAAAAATATCTATTCTATTTATTATATATAATGAATAAAAAAATATTAAAAAATGGTGGGTTTCCACCATTATTATATTGTCCAAAAAAAAATTTAAACGACGAAAATATTAAAGAAAGATCATTTTCTAGTTCTATTACACATAATATTAATATTAGACAAATATTATCAAATAATAAAAAACCATTTATTCTAGATGCTATTCAAAATACAGATGAACAACTTGAAATTATTACACCTAATTTACTGAAATAAAAAAATTCTAAGAATATTTTTAGTGTCTATTATATTTTATCTAAAGAAAAAATCAATAAATTTAAATATAATTGCATCATTACTGGCATTATCTTATTTAATATTAATAACAGCTAATTTGCAGTTTTCATATAATTTTTAATATAAAAAATATAATAGATAAAATAATAAAAAATAAATACAGAACATCTCATATAAAAAGCAAAACATTTAAATTTTATCCAGTATCTTATAAAAGCAAATTATTATATAAATAAAAAATTAATAAAATAAATAGCACATTTTTAATGAAATTATTAATGAAATATAATTAAAACTAATTAATATTATTAAAATATACAGATCGAAATTTATTCATTTCTTCATCTTTTTTAATATTGTTCATTATCAAATCAAAATTTTCTCCTTCAACTAATCTAGTTATTACATTTATTGAATAAACACCACATTCTGAATCCTTGAATTGGTGTTGAATATTATTATATTTGATATCAATACCATTTAATAAATTATTTAATTGTTGATTATTTGAGTTTATATTTTTTTTTTTTATTAATTTATTTATTAATAATTTTTTTTTAAATTTTTTAAAATATAAATATTTAGTTATCTTATTTATAAATTGTTTAATTCTTTTATAAGGTTTTTTTCCTACCGAATCAAAATAATAAATTTGATAATTATCCAAATCAAAATATAAACTTACCCAATGCGATCCACTTTCATCATGATTATCTAAATTAATAACCATTCCTAGTTTGGTTTTCCCATTTTCTTCTAACTGTTTAAAATTTAAATTATTTAAACCTAATATTGCTAAGTCTTCAAAATCATATGGTACTGCACCTAAAAAAAGAAAATTTTTATGTAAAAATTGATACTGTTCTATAACTTTATTAATATCAGTTGTACTTAACCAATCATATTTTTTTTTTGGACCAAATGGTCTAAATGTATTTAATTTTATATCATCATTATTTAGATTTTTTATTAAATCTAATCTTAACCAACATATTTGGTCAGAACAATCATTTGAAAATTTTATTTCTAATTCTTTTACTAATTCTTCCTTCGATGCATTTATATTAATTTTATCATCGTTTTTTTCGTTATATTTTTGAGCTATAATTTTTAAATTATTTAAAGTAAAGCATGAACCATTTAAATATTTTTTACTAGGAGCACATTTTTTATCATTAATATTAAAAAAAATTTTTTTTTTCATTATATTATTATATAAAAAAATCTATTCATTAATTAAATAAATCATATAATCATATCCTAACGATTGCCCAAAATAAGATACACCATCATGTAATAAATTTTCATCAATATTAGACATATTTTTTATAATAATATTATAATTTTCTTCTGTTTTATTTGTAAAAGGATTTATACTATTTATTATTTCTATTGATTGGACATATCCACATTTTGGATATAAATCATAAATATATTTCTGACTATAAGGCATAAAAATTATATATATTAATTCTCCTATTTTTATTTTATTTATATCAATTGAAGTACAACTTTTATTTTTTTTTATATTTTCTATTTCATCAATACATTTATTGTAATTTTCATTTTCATTTAAAATTAAATCCATTAATTAATTAATTTTTTATTTATTAAATTAATAAATCAATTTTTTTAATTATTATGAAAAAATTGAAATATAACAATTATAAAAAAAAAAATATAAATTATATGTTTAAAATTAATATTTTCTAATGAATAATATATAATAAATGTCATATCAAAATAAATATTTAAAATACAAAACGAAATATTTAAATTTAAAAAATAGCATAAAATCAGATTTAATTGGTGGTGGTAATCATAAATTATGTACTAATTGTCAAAAAAATAATACTGAATCATTATATGGCAATAAAAATAATGATTTTGATAATTTAATATCTTCAGTTATGAGCGATGAGCCATTTATAGGTGGTAATATTAAAAAAAATATGAGTATCTGTAAAAATTGTCATAATAAAGTTAATAATGATTTTCAAAATTTTGATGAATTAGTGTCATCTAGTGTTAGCGAAAAATATATTATGGGTGGATTTAGTAAAAAAAATAAAAGCAAAATTAATTCTAATAGTGATGATAGTGAAAATGATGATAAAAAAGAACACAAAATAAAACAAAAAAATAAAAATAATTCTGATGATAATGATGATGTTGATAGTATTATAGGGTTAGATGAAGATGATGTTGATGATGATGATGATGTTGTAGATGTTGATGATGATGATGATGATGATGATGATGATGATGATGATGATAATGATAATGATAATGATGATAATGAAAATGAGAATGAGAATGAGAATGAGAATGAGAATAAACTACATAATAAACATCATAATGTAAAAAAACAGCATTCAAATACTAATAATAAAAAACAAATGTTTCTGAATTCTAATTCTGAATTATCTGAATTATCAGAATCAGATACTAATTCAAGCTATAGTATTTCACAAATAAAATTATCAGATAGTTCTATTTAGAGAGATTGATATTTTAATCCAATTACAAAAATTATTTTATTTACAATTGATTTTAGATAGAATTCTATATGTTAATAAAATATTTTTTAATAACATTCTTATCATGATTTATAAAAAAAAATACGCATTGTTTTATTTAAAAAATAATTCTATTTTATATTAATGATAGATATTTTTAATATTAATGAATTAAATAAGTTTATTTGTGAAAATATAGATACTTCAGTTATTTTATTATATTTTGGAGCTAAATGGTGTGGACCATGTAATCAACTCAAAAAAATATTAACAGATCAAAATACAAAAACATTAATGCCAAAATTAAAAATAGCTTATATTGATATCGAAAATCATGATGATAATATATCTGATATTTATAATGTTGCTATACTTCCGACTCAAATATTTATTAAAATAGATAAAAAAGATCGAATAATTCCATTTGCTAAAATTGAAGGATATGATTTTATAAAACTCCAACTTGAATATAATCGCTATATACAATAATAAAAATTGATTAATTTAATTATAAAAAAGATTTTATTTTATTAATAATGACTAATAAATTTACTATTAATAAAATAAACTTGGTTAATTCATGGGTACATAATTTATCATCAAATATTGATTGTACAATATGTAGATGTAATATAAATACAAATAGTTTGCATAATCAAGATAAAGGAATTGATTCAATTATTTCAACTGGTACATGTGGTCATGCATTTCATATTGAATGTATTGAACCATGGATAAATAAAAATAATTATTGTCCTATTTGTTATAATAAATGGAAACCTACTAATTAACAATAATAAAAAAATTGAAAATTTTATTATATGTATGTTTCCTAAATTTCTTTTCTTTTACCGTAGCCTTTTTTGCTCAAGAAAAATTTATAGGCGATTTATTCGTAGGTAAAAACTTACTGGGTGATCCTAACCTTTTAAATAAATGACAAATTCACACGAAATGTTTCGTCCCTATTCGTGGAATTCACATTTGCTTCCTGGCAAAGGCAAGGGCAAAGGCAAGGGCAAGGGCAAAGGCAAGGGCAAAGGCAAGGGCAATGTCAGCGAAAACTCTAGAACTAAAGTAGTTGGATGGGCATATTCTGTTGATCCAAATACCGGACAGACAAAGATTTTATTCACACGGAAAGTGCCTCGAGGTACTCGACATAATCGCAGAACTACAGGTGCTGCAGGTACTGATGATAAATACTGGGGAAAGTATGGTAGCTTTGGAGGAACAGCTGATAGACATTCTCATCATGCCGCCGATGCATTCATTAAAGAAATGCTCCATGAAGGAGGATTTTCGCGGATTCCACAACTAGCAAATCTTAGCCATAGAGATATGATATTGCCTGGGCATACAAGATCAATTAGTGGTCGCGATTTGTTGGAAGTCAAGGTTTATGAGCAAACACAAAATTTGGATATATTTGTTGTAAAGTTTCCTTGGCATTTATTTGTTCAGATTTGTCCACCAAATACTCTTCTTCGAGATAGACGAATTTTTTATGAATCATCAGAAGAGATTGATCTACTAGTGCAACTTTCTATGAACAATATTGTTTATTTTCAGCAACATGAAATTTCATCCAGAAGAAATAATTTTTTCCTTGGTTATGCAGTAGACACATTGAATGGTTACGTTTTGCCTTATTTAGTTAGAAATAACAGATTCTTTGCACAAAAATGGATGAATGTCAGCATACCAAGAGTAAATGATGTTCAGGATCGAATTCCAACATGGGATCGTTAAAGTATCACCCGAAAATATCTATGATCGTCATTTGTACAGTAATGATTTCGTAGATAGAATTATTTTTAGCACAATATAAATTTTTATAATGATACTAAAATAATTGATATAAATAAATAATTATATATATTAATATGTTAAAAAAATATCTAGACGATTTTGAAATAGGGATTGATGAAGCAGGTAGAGGACCATTAATGGGTCGAGTTTATGCCGGAGCTGTAGTATGGGGTAAAGATACACCTTTAAATAATCTTATTATAGATTCAAAAAAATTATCAGAAAAAAAAAGAGCCATTGCATTAGACTGGATAAAAAAAAATGTTGCTGCTTGGGGTATAGGTTGGGCAGAACCTGAAGAAATAGATACTATAAATATTTTAGAAGCAACTAAATTAGCAATTAATAGAGCAATTATAAATTTAAAGGAATCGTTTAATATAGATAATATTAAATTATTAATTATTGATGGAAATAATTGGGAAAATAAATTTCTAGATTATGAATCAATATCAGTAATTAAAGGTGATAATAAATATTTATCAATAGCAGCTGCATCTATATTAGCAAAAGAATATCACGATGAATATATTAAACAATTATGTATTGAAAATATTGATTTAAATGAAAAATATTGTTTACTTAAAAATAAAGGTTATGGAACAAAAAACCATATTGACGGTATCCATAAATATGGTTTAAGTAAATTTCATAGATTATCATACAAATTGAAAGCAAATAATTAAAAATTGATATTTAAATAAATTACACATAATTCTAATTTTTCATAATGTGTTTATTAAAAAATTCTATTATATACACTAGAATTAGTACAAAAAAACAATTTACAGGATACAGTTTAGATATTCAAAATAAAATATGTAATGATTATTGTAAGAAAAATAACTTAATAATTTTAGATAATTTTAAAGAAATAAAAAGTGCAACTAATATTAATTATCAAAAAAATTTAATTAATATAATTGAAAAATATCAAAATATAAATTTGATAATATCAGATATATCAAGAATAAGTAGAAATTTGAGTAACTATAATATATTAACTGAAAAATGCATTCAAAAAAATATTGTTATTCATTATGTTGAAGATAATTTAATATCATCAAATAAAGAACACACTAATATTATAAATAAAAAAATACTTGAAAGTGAAAAAGAATCTCAACTAATAAGTTTTCGTACTAAAAAAACAATTCAATATAAAAAATTTATAAATAATTATAATCCAGCCATATTAAAATATGGATATAAATATATAAAAGTTAATAATAAAAAAATTATACAAAAAAATATTCAGGAAAATTATATAATTCAGTTAATTAAAAATTTATATAATTTTAAAAACGATTATAAAAAAAATATTAAATTATTATCAAAATTAATATCAAAAAAAAAAAATATTAATGAATTAAAAAAAAAATTTAATATAAAAATGATAGTCGATTTTTTAAATAAAAATAACATTTTAAAACGTAATAATTTATGGAATTATAATTCAATTTATTATATTATCAAAAATTATTGAAATAAAAATTGATTTTTATTTTTATTAAAAATCATTTTCTATATTTATTTAATGCAAACACATCAAGATTGGAAACCAATTATATGGGAAAAAAAAATTCCTAAAAGTGAATTACCAAAAAGTGTATCATTATCTAATACAAAAAAAAATATAAATTATACAGTTAATACTGTTAAAAAAATTTATGATCCTGATAATATATTAGCAGAACCAGATATTATGCCGGTTTTACTTGATAGAGATTTATCAAAAGAAATTCAAAACAGGAGATTATTAAAAAAAATGACACAACAACAACTAGCAAATGCATTATCAATACCAGTATCTGTTATTAATGAATATGAAAAATGTGTAGGTATTCGAAATGGTAAATATATTTCCAAAATTAAAAAATTTTTAGAAATATAAATAAATTATTAATTTAATAAATATTGAAATTATTATAATAATTTCATGAGTAGGATCTAATAATATATAAATAATATGGTTATTATATTTACTTAATATATTATTTTCATGTAATACACTATTATTATATTGATTTATTATTATATCATCATTTACATTTGAATTAAAATCTCTAAATGTTATAAATGGTATATTTTTTTCGATGATCCTAATCCATGAAAAAATATAATTGTCATTATTATATATACTTGACATTAAATAAAAGTAACAATTAAGTTTATTAATATTTATTATATTAATTCTAAGTTTTAATCTTCACAGATGTAAATAGCATCAATATAGAAATATTTAATATTTTATTGTTATTTATTATAACTAAATACATTATCCATACCAGTATTAGTATTAACGAATACGAAAAATGCAAATATTCAAAATGGTAAATATATTTATAAAAAAAATTGAAAAAATATTAATTTAAGTTATGTTAAAAAATGATACCTTAGCCAGATAAATAAGAAAAAAAATTTAATTAGATTTTTTAAATGTCAGAATTTGATAGGATTCAAAAGCTTATTGAATATATAAAAAATATTTTTTGCTATGTAGATGATAACTTTAATGATTATGAGATGTTTAATTATCTAATTGCTAAAATGATGTATGAAACATGTCTACATATGATAGCAAAAATTCTAAACGAAATGATCGATGATTTTCCACGCAATGTTCTTCCAAAAAGATGTCAAAAAATCATAGATGCTGAAATGTTGTGTCATTCAAAATCCAGATTTATTAAGATGTCACATTGTAATAGTATTAAATATGATGACGTAGAAAATATCATAGGAATGATAGAGTATAATGATTATGCTCTAAAAATTTTTAACGATAATTTTAAAAAAGCGGATAAATATATTTTAGAAATTTACAGCAAATCATTTTACTTTTTTGTGTCTATATTTGCTGATATGAAAAAAATTGAACAATATAATTGGTCCATTATTCATCAAAATTGTTTTGATCAAAATGATTCTTTATCAAATAATTTTGTAGAAGATTTGATAGTTTTATGTAAAAGAATAAAAGAAACTTCTCAGATTTCTGAACCATGGACATGTAAATGGTCATCGCCGACAGTTATTTATAAAATAATTGATCATATTATTTTTTGGATTCAAAATGATCTATCCCATAGTATAAAAATTTTCACAAAAAAAAAATAGCAGAAAGAGTATATCTTAATCTACTACTGATAAAAAGTGATGCAAAAGCAACAGAAATTTTTAATGATCATTGTGATGTTTGTTATGATGGTAAATATAAACAAATTTTAATGTTGATGAATGATTGTTATAAAGTTTATAATCAAAGATTTGTGATAGATCTTGATGATAATTAATCAATAAAATCATTTTCATCTAATTCATTATTACTAATATTATTTAATTTAAATTCGCAATTATTAATTGCTAATGATTCTTTTATAATTTTATTATTATCCACATCTAGAATATTAATATCAAACCCCATCTTATTATAGAATTTTTTCCTAGCTCTAGATTGATTAATAAAACTAGGTAGACAATCAGTAAAATCATAAATCAGTGGTCTAATATTTGGATCAATTTTCCTAATAATTCTTCCCACTGCTTGTTCAATTTCTTTTCTTGATGTAACCATAAATAATGTATTTAGATTAGGAATATCAAGTCCTTCAGCAGCCATAGCATAAGATGCAAATATTACATTTGCCATTTCAGCTATGTCTAAAGCTGATTGTTTCATTCCACCTATATATAAATCTGTAGTTGTAATCTTTTGGTCATCTAAGCGTAGTTTTAATAATTTTAAATGTTCTATTCGATCGGATAATACAATAATTTTACGATTATTATTTTCTTGAATAGATTTAATAATTAAATTTACTATAAATTTATTTCTTCTTCCGATAGTTGTAATTTTAGTAATAGTTAATGGACGATTTAAATCACCATTTCTTAACTTAAATTCTTTAAATTTGTCATGTTCAATTTTATAATTAATTATATTAACTAAAACTGTATTATTTTCTTTAATATCGGATTGATACATAATATCACCAAAATACCAAAATAAAATTTTTTCTAATTTATCAGTTCTTTTTGGTGTTGCGCTAAGACCTAATGATATTTTTGAAGCAATAATTGGTAATATTTTTGAAAAATACTTAGAAGGTGCATGATGAGCTTCATCAAATATAACCATACCAAAATCTTTATAAATTTCTTTATCATATTTATCCTTAGCTATAGATTGCAACATTCCAATGACAATATCATTATTAATTTCAATTTTACTTTGTTTAATTATTCCAATAGATGCATTAGTAAATTCTTGTGCTCGTTTTTTCCATTGATTTAATAAAAAAGTTTTATGAACTATAATTAAAGTCTTAACTTTATAATGACATGCCAAATATAATGCTAATACAGTTTTGCCTGCGGCACATGGTAAACACAATATACCGCCATCATTTTTGTTAATATATGGAATAATTTTATCAATAATATCTATTTGATTTTCTCTTAGATTTCCTTTAAATAATATATTAATAGGTAAACCAATTACTTCATGATTAATATCAGGTAATCCAAAATTTTTAATACCATAATATTTGGGTACAATTAAATATTCATCATTTTCATCATATACTATAAAATTATTAATTTTATTATTTTTATTAAAATATGCAAACGGTTCAACTGTTAAATCTTTTTTTGCTTTTATAATAATATTATTATATTTACTATTTTTTGGTATAAAATATCCATTTTTTGATAATATTATATTAGTCATTTTACAATAATAATATAAAATATTTAGTTTTTAAATTTCAATTTTAAATTATTTTTTTATAAGTTATTATATAATGGTAAGTAATTTTTCTCAAAATGTCTCTGAAAAATTAGATTTTTTTTTAGATAATAAAATATTTTCAACAGTAATTGCTATTTTATTAGCTTTATATAGTGCAATGATTGCACCCAAGTTACCTCATAATATAACAGCATTAGTAGATAATTTTTATATAAAACTCGCTTGGATATTTTTAATTGCTTATATAGCATCACATAATCCATTATTATCGATATTATTAGCAATAGGTATATTATTAACAATACAAACATTAGTTTCATTTGAATCAACTAATAGTTTGGTTAAATCATTAAATGTTGGTAATAATCAATCTTTACACAATGATGATGTACCTTTATCACCTATGCGAACAAAAATTGTTCAAGATGCATTAAACAAAATTAATATTCATCAAGAACAAGCAAAATTAGCTGAATGTAATAATAATAATGATTTATTAAATCATTGTAATAATGAAATTAATAAACAAAATATAATTATTCAAAGTTCAATTAATGCAAAAAAAGCTTTATTAGCAGCTAAAGAAGCAGAAAGTATACAAGATATAAATAGAGCTACTCAATATATAAATGAAGCTAATAAAAATAATATTAAAATAGTATCATTACTTAATGCAGAAGATCTCAAAATAAGAGCAATGGAAGCGAAAAACAATGACAATATGGATAAATATAATGAATATATGGATGAGGCAATAAAAGAAGAAAACAAAATTAATATCATTCATAAAGCAGATGAACTAATTCATTCAGCTAATGATGCATTAGCATCAAATGATAATAATAAAGCAGATTATTTAATTAAAGAAGCCGTGAAATTATATGAATCATTAAATATTAATACTAATGGTTCACAATATCCAAGTGGTAATGAATTAGCTAATGTTTATTCTTTAGTTACTGATAATACAATATTAGATATTAAACCAGTTCTTGATTTACCAATGAAAAAAGAACATTCATCAGAGTACAATGTTTTAGGATATTCTGGACCAGATTATCCAAGTTATTAAATAATAATTCTTAATTTTTAATAAATTATATATATATATATAATGGTTAAAATTAAAAATTATTATAAAAATATTCATTATATCAATGCAGAAAATCAAAACTCTAATAATTATGATAATATTGATGATTATATTTCAAATCATGAAAAAAACGATGATTATATTGAAAATATATTAGATTTTAAATTATTATGGGATAATAAATGTAGCAAATATAATATACAATCTCAACCTTCAATTTTGCCAAAAGTCTCTAGAATAATTGTAATAGGTGATATACATGGTGATTTAAAAATGACATATGAAACACTTCAAACAGCAAATTTAATTGATGATTCAAAAAATTGGTGTGGTGGTGATACTGTAGTTGTACAAGTAGGAGATCAAATTGATAGATGTAGATATGCTAATTCAATACCATGTAAATCTAAACATGCAACTATTGATGATGAAGGTAATGATTATCATATATTGAAATATTTTACAGAATTACATTATCAAGCGCAAAAAGTTGGTGGCGCTGTTTATTCATTATTAGGAAATCATGAACTTATGAATGTTCAACAAAACTTAAATTATGTTTCGTATAAAGGATTTGAAGAATTTAATAATTATATTAAACCAGATAATACTATAATTGAAGATGGTGAAGAAGCTAGATTATGGGCTTTTAAAAAAGGTAATCCTATTAGTGAATTTTTAGCATGTACTAGACAAGTTGCATTAATAATAGGTTCTAATTTATTTGTTCATGCTGGTATTTTACCTCATATTGCTAAAAAATATAATGTTAGTAATATAAATAAAATAATGACGTTATATTTGTTAGATAAAATTAATACAGACGATACAGAAGATAAAGAAAATTTTGATTATAGTGATATATTTAATCCATCTGAATATTCTCCATTATGGAATAGAATATTTGGTAATATAGGTTTAGAAAAATATAATGATAATATTGATGTAGATACTGATACAATATGCAATTCATTAATAAATCCTCTTGAAAAAATCTATAATGTTGGAAAAATATATGTTGGACATACACCTTTAATGGATAATGGAATTAGTAGTTTATGTGATAATAAAATTTGGCTAACTGATTATGGATTATCATCAGCTTTTGATAAATTTGATGGTAATTCAAGAAGTAAAATAAGAAATGCACATGTTTTAGAAATAATAGATGATGGTCGAGAATTTAATATATTAAAAAAAAAATCATAGATTTAATTATATTTTAATAATAGATATTTATTTTTCATGTTTATATATTTTAATCTCATACTAGATTGATTCGGGGGAAATTTCTCAGGATAGTCTTTTTTCATCTTATTATAAAATTGAAATAATTTTGCATATAATCTGGCTTCTTCATCATGATTTACTAATTCTTTTTTAACAATTTCTCTAATTTTTTGGTTGTTCATAATTTTAAAATTAATAGTTATAGTTTGATTTATATTTAATATATCAGACTCTTTCTGAATAATTGTATCTTTTACAAATATTTCTGTATTATATTTTAATTTATCATTTTCCATTAAGTGTTGATCTATACAAAATAAATAATATACTATTATTAAAAATTGTTCTCCATTAGATAAATTTGGTGAAGTATTTTTTAGTTTTTCCTTAATTTCAGCTAATATTATTTTATATGTCAATACAAATTGTTGAAAAAGTTGTAAATTTACTTGATTTTCTATAATATAATCTTTATAATCATCTGATTTTGGTTCTATTGGTATAACATCTGATTTTAGTTCTAATTTATAATTATGACTATAAACCAAATAATCAAATTTAGGTATTGAATGTTCATCAATAATTTGATTTAATAAATTAACATCAGACTGTTGCTTACTAACTTTATTAACATAATAAGCCAACATATCTTGTTTATGTTTGTCAATAAATGTATTATTATTTATTTCTATTTTAATAATATAATCATTACTAAAATAAGATAAATTTTTTTTAATATCTTCAATATTTTGTGTTAAATACAGAAAAAATAATTTATTTAACATACATTGTTTTAACATAATTCTATCTTTTAGTCTTTTAATGTTTCCTTTATAATCTTTATCATCCATTTTAAAATATTTATTATTCATATCACCCAATATGATAATTTCTATTTTTTTTTGATGAACCTTTTGCATTTGAATAATTAAATTTATAATTGAAAAATATATATAAATCAAATGATTTTCAGCTTTATGAAAAGTATTATTAACTTTAACATTCTGTCTATTAGCATCAGTTGCAGGTAATTTACAATTTATTATTATATATATAATTTCGGCATTTTCTAATTTTACAATTAAAAAATTTGGTTTATATACATCTAATTTTTTTAATTCAAATTCAGTATCTGTAACATCTTTTATATCCTTATAATTATCTGCTTTATATAATTCATTAATTTCACTGAAAAATGATGCTTTAACTTTATCTATATGATTTTGATCAAAATCAATTTTTTCAATTGCAGAATCACTTGTAATTTTTTTTTTAATTATAGTTACAACTTTAAAGCCACCATTTATTGTTTCTGAAATTAATTCATAATTTGTTTCTAGCTTGCTACTTAAATATTTTAACTCTCCATTTCTAATTTCTTGCAAACATATAATTGTAAGATTATATTTTAATATATACTCAATTAATAAATTTAATTTATATTCTGGATTAACTTCATTATTATATTTTGTTTTTACAGCTTCGCCAGCAGCAAATAAATACTTTTTTTCTGCATCTTCTGCTATTTTTTTTAATTGTTGTGTTTTTTGATAATCGGATCTATCATCATGTTTATAGTTATGATCTGCTATTTTTTTATCATTACTAGTTTCAATTAATTTTTTATCGCATCTTTTATAAAAATCAGCACTACTTTCACTGCCTAAATTAAATGTAACTATTTCAATTTTATCATTTAATTTTAATAAAACTGGTCTATGATCTGATACTATTCTTATACTATTTTTTTTATCTATATTTAAACAACAATCAATATTTTCATCATTATAATTACATAGTTCATTAATCATATTAATATATATTTGAAATTAATAATAATAATTTAAATTAATTTCTTATAATTATTAATATTACTTAAAAACATTTCTTTTGCTTTTTTTAATATTTCTTTATTATTGGTAAGATTTGGATATTCTTTTTTAACATCATTTTTAACAGCTTTTACAATTATATTTGGTTTTACGCCATTAGGTATATTTAATTTTTCAGCTATAAATTTTTTAAAATCTAGATGCATTTGAAATCCTTCTGACATAGCTCCCCCTGTCATGTTCATTGAAGATGTTGAACTCATATCTTCACTGTTCATTAATGGTGGTGCTGAATCATCAGCACCACCAAACATATTATTAGATGAAGTGACAGAATCATAATCTTTATTGTTAATATTTGTTCCACCAAATATAACATTAGATGATGTACCCGATTCACTTTCATTATTTCCAATATTTTTTCCTCCAAACATGACATTTGAAGATGTAGATGATAAATTAGATTTTAAATCAGTTGTTGTTAATTGAGCATTATCAAAAAAATCACTCATTGTTTTATTATCTAATTTAACATTTACATTAACACCTTGATTTTTCAAATTTACAAAAAACTGTTTTACATCTTCGTGATTTATTGATTTTTGTGCATTAATATTATTTCCTCCATAAATTTTTTTATTTCCATCTAATGATTTATTTTTATTTAAAATATTTCGTAGTTGATTTTCTAATTTTTCAGTAGATAGCTCTGTATTATTAATGTTTTCGTGAGAAGAAGTTGATTCAGATGTTAACATTGATATTAATTTAGAAACATCTTGATTTAAATCGCTACTAGTAACTGACATACTATTACCATTACCGCCCGTTTGAAACATATTTTGATTTTGTGTTGATGTATTTGATAAATTATTAATATTTTCAAAATTATTTATACTCGATGTAGCGGACATAACATCGTAAGATTCCTTATTTTTAGAAGACTGAGTATTTCTTACATTTTGTTTTAATGAGTTATTATCAACAATATTAATAACATTTGGTAATGATATATTACTTTCAGTATATTCATTAAAAATTCCATTTAAATCACTTTTTAAAAAAATATTAGACATTTATATATATATATATAGAAATAAAAAATTTATTATTTTTAAAATTTTTTATTTTATAATTTGTGTTTTTATATATTAATTTTTTTATCAAATGTATATTAATAGATAAATATAATGTATTTATTAGAAGTAGATGATTTATTTGATTCAATATTAGATAACTTTTATAATTATATTTCAAATGAAAAAATATTTGAAAAAATTTTAAAAGATACTAATTTTGTAAAATTTAATAATATTATTTTAGATACAATAAAAAAGTTTATTGATACGATTTCAAAAAAAGATATTTTAAATATAATAAAAAAAGAAATTTACTATAATGATATAATAAATATAATTAAAAGATATTGTGCTTTTTATGTTTATTTAGGTATTGCATATTATTATGAAGGAAGTAGAGATTTATATATTACAAATATTTTAGAAATTAGTCGTTATCAAAAAGATGCAATTTATCAAATAGTAAATTTTTTTAACACTGAAAATAACTCAAAAATAATATTATTTTATAATAATATTAAAAATATATTATCATTATTACAATTAAAAAATATTGATAAAATTAAAATAGTTTTATCAAATAATATTTTAAAATATGAATCAACATTAAAATTATTTAATGATTTAGGTGAAGATTATTTTATTGAATATTTTTTAATTGAAAATAATTTTCATAATATAATTAAATGCTTAATATTTACACAAATTTATATTAAAGAAGAAAAAAATAATATTATCAATTTATTAATACAAGATGACAAAGAAAATGCAGAATATAAATATATAGATATAATAGTTTCTAATGAAAAAAAAATTGTTGATTTTAATATAATTCAAAAATTTTTAAATATACAACAATTAAAATATGGATTAGCAGAAGAAATATATAATTACCTTGAGGAAAATAAAAAAAAAAATGAATTAATAATAAAAGATAATCAAGATTTTATTAATTATTTATTTTCTAATGAAATAATTATACCTATTACTGAAGATTTTCTTAGATATCATAAAGATTCTGAAAAATATGATCCTGAAAGTCTAATTGTTAATGAAAATATAAAAGATAGAGATGCAACAAAAATTAAATATATTATAAATAAAATGAATAAAATAAGAAATTACAATGTTCAAGATAATAGTTCTAAAAAAGAATCAAATAAGAATAAAGAGTATATTTTTTATAAACAACTAGATCCCAAAATGGCTGTATTATTTAATGAAAATGAAGAAATAAAAATAATAAAAAAATTGCAATTATTAGATAATTCATCAGATTATGATTTATTAATAGAATTAGAGAATATTAGAAAATATGCATATGTAAATTTTAAAAATTTATCAAATAATTCTATAAAAATTAGACCATTAAAGACAATTCAAGTTATTAGAGCTACTAGTTTATTACAAAATAAAAAAACAAATTTAGATTTACGTGTAAGTCATAATTATCTAGATGTAAATATTGTTGGTATAGCATTTAATCCATCAAAAATATCATTGGATTGTTTTTTAGTTGAAGATTTAATAAATGTAAAAACAAAATCAACACAAAATGGATATCATTCATTTATAAAAACAATGATAAATAAATTTGATGAATCATCAAATACAAAAAAAATATATTATTGGTTATTTGATAGTACTACAGATAAACCAGAACTTAATTCATATATTAATTATAATGTTAATGATATTAAAAATAATATTAATATAATGTTAGAAGGTATTTATAATACTTATATAGAATTAGCAAAAAATAATATTATTAAATATTTTGATAATATTGATAATTTTAATTTAATATATTTAGATAGAATACTAAAAAATAAAAAAAATTTTGATTTTAGTTTAAATACAGAAATAAATAATGAAATTATTTATAAAATAATTTTTGAAAAATATCCTGAATATGATATAATAGAAGATGATATTGATTCATTAATACCTGGCAAAAATAAAAAATTAATTAAATTACCAAATATTGATATTAATTCTGTAATAAAAAAAAATGTTATTGCATTAAGAGAAAATAAAATTATTAATGATAATAATGAATTTTTTAATAAAAAATTAGTTATATGTCAACATTATAATAAATGGAATAATATTAATAAACTATCAAAAAAATCAGATGATTTTAATCAAGCAATTTTTGATTTTGGTAAACAATATGTTAAAATAGGTGAACATGATCAATATTTGTGTAAAAGTTGTAATGAAGTTTTACAAATACAAAAATTTATAGTAGATGGTACATTTATTGAAGAATTAGATATGTTTTTAACAACATCATTAATTGTTAATTTTAAATTGGAAGAAATATCAAAATATTCTAAATATACACGAAGTATTAGAAATATAGAAAAAAATATAGAAAAATTTGGTTACATTATAAATTATATTTCTTTAATTGGTAATACACCAGTCATAAAATTAAGAAGAAAAAATATTATAAAAGATATAATTGATATAATATTAATTCATACAGAATGGTTAAAAAATCAACAAAAAGACAGAATAGAACAATTTAGTAAAAAATATGGTATAAATAAAGATTATACAAATTTATTCTTTTTTGAATTAAAAGATGATATATTTTTAACTAGATCTACAGATACAGATTATTATAAAATAATTAAATATAATAATATTATGGTATATTTATTATTAGTAATTATTTTAGATATAAATTTAGGACAATTACTTAATTTTCCAGAAGATAAAAAATATAATTTTTATTTATTTAATAAAATTAAAGATAATTTATTTAATAATTTATATTTACGCATCAATCAAAAAGAAAAAATAGAATTTAATAATATACCAGTTTTAGCTTATACTATTTTTTATTTAAGTGGAATAATGATATCTAATAAATTATGGTTATATAATGATAATAATATTGATAAAAAAGATAAACCTTTATATTTTATAAATTTACAAAAAACAATTATACATACATTTATTGATCTATTAAATTCAATATCAGAAGCTAATATGGATATGAATAAAAATTATTTATATGAAGTTATAAATGCCAGAATATCGATAAAACTTACTACGCTTTTTAATGATTTAAATCTATTTAAAAAATTAGAATTAAAAAATTTAAATAATATTTCTATAGATCAAGTAACTAATAAAATAAATATTAATTTTAAAAAAATTGAATTTATTGAATTAAAAAATGATTATAATTTAATTGAAAAAAATAATATAATTTGTGATTTATCTGTTAATGAATTATTTAAAATACCAATCAAAAAAGATTCTAATAATATCGATATATTAACAAATTGTCCAAATGGATCTTTCCATAATTGGGTCTATAAATCTAATGATTTAGTTTGTAATATTTGTAATAAATCATATAATGATTTAACTAAACTTGTGAATACAACTTCAGATAATCAAGATTTTGATTTTTTAAACAAAATTTTAATTATTAATTTAAAAAAATTAGCATTAAAATATTGTATTTCAGGTGAAATGCATGATTTTAATAATGGAATATGTAATAAGTGTCATATTAATATTAATAATTATGACCCATCTTTAAAGGAATTAAAAAAATTAGAAAAAAATATAAATGAAAAAACAAATGAAATAATAATTAGTAATATTCAAAAAATGCAAAAAAATAATGAGTTATTGAAAAAAGAAAAAATAAAAATTAATAATGTTTTATTAAAATTACTAAAAAATTATAATAGAAATACTCAAAATAATCTAGAAAATTATATTAATTTTTTTATAGATAAATTAATTAAAATTATTGGTAATAAAATAAAAATAAATAATGATACAATTTATCTTAAAGATACATTATATATTATTGATCATGATTATTTAGGTAATAATATTAAAGATAATATTTTTATATCTTCAACTGATAATAAAATTATATTAACCTATAATCATCCAATTTTTAAAAGAGATATATTATATTATAATGATAAAAATAATAAAGTATTTGTATATTATGATTATATTACATTACAATATTTAGGCTATTCAGAAGATAATAAAAATATAATAAAAACAAAAAAAAATGTTTCATTGATCATAAATTTATCTATTAAAGATTGTTTATTATTATTAGGATATGAAAATAGATATTTAAATTTATATTTTATTAATGACGATTATATTAAAGAAATACCCAAAGATTTTAATGATCAAATTACAAATGACTTGATTATTAGCATCATTAGAAATAGAATTAATAATTTACATCATATAATTGCTAGAATTATTGCAATAATTTATAATATTAAAAATAATGGTAAAATAAAATCAATTTATAATACAGAAGAAAATAATCTTATAAATGAATATAGTAAAAAAATTAAAAAAATTAATATTAAAGATGATAAAAATCATAATATTATTTTTAAAAATAATAAAATTATAACAAATAATTTATTTATAAATTATAAAATACCTAATATTAAGTTAAATATTAATAAAAATTATATAGATATTTCTAATTTAATATTATTAAATAATTCAGATACAAAATTAATATTTTATTTAATTAATAATTTAAGTAAATTATTAGATTATAATAAAGATCTGGGTTTAGAGTCAGAATTAGCTGTTCTTATTATTAAAATTATTAAATATTTATTTAATGTTTATTATAAACCATTATCTAATTATAATGTAAGAAAATTTGATTTTATTTTAATTAATGAAGCACCCTATGTTGATGATACAGTTAAAGTAGTTGGAAATTATCAAGAATTATTAACACAACAAGAAATTGATGATCCTGAAATGAAAGAACAATTATATTCTGCTAAAGAAGAATTTAATGCATTTGATATCGATGATTATGAAGTCGATGATGATATTGATTACGCAGTAGATGCATTAGATGGGGATTTAAATGAATAAAATTTAAAATGATATTTATGAATTAAATTCATATTAAATCTTTAAAAAATCTTTAAATTTTTTTAAGATTTAATAATTAAAAATAACGCATTATTTTAAAAATCATAATAATAAAAAAAATCTAAGTAATTAAAATATATAATATGAATTTTATAAATACTATAATAATATTACTTGTAATTATTTTTATAATAAATTATTTAACTGATGGTAAGATACTAAAATTATTTAATGATTATAGGTCTGTATGCGAAAATACTATAGAAAATTTTAATGGAAATACATATCAAAATGAAAAAGAAAATTTCCCTAATATACATAAAATGCCATTTACTGGTCAACTTGATTTTCCATATATGAATAATAATACTAATGATGTATTTGATTCTGATACTTATAATTTATACAATTTTATTAATACATTAATAACACCTAATATAAATCAATATGAATTAACAACATCTAATACTAAACGAATTTTAGGAAATAAAGATTTTCATGATAAAATAATTGATTATATATATACTATTACTAATTCAGGTTATTTTATTTTTGATAATATAAAACTATTAAATAAAATTTTTTATTATATTAATCCAAGAGGCAAAGATATAGAATTATTTAAATTTAATTCTAATGTATATTTAAATAATGGTTTTAAAAAAAGATTTATAGGAAATTTTATATTTTCATTAGAACTATTTATACATGAAGATAAATATTCTAATTTTAATAAATATTGTACACCTAGAATTTCCCAATCTTCTCAAAATGAATTTATTGCTATTATTAATATTAAATTATTAGGGAAAATAACAAAAAAAAATAATATTAATAAACATAATACTAATATAAATAAGGCTATAGATATTAATAATAAAATGAATGATTCCTTTAATAATTATTTTGTTAAGAGAGATATTTATGATGATTTATTTATTAAACCTGCTGATTCATCTAATATAATTAATGATACAGAAAATAGTTTAATACCTAGTATAATTAATATTTCTCAATCAGTTGATGATAATACATAGATTATATTAAACAACAAAATAATTATCATCATTTAATATTTATTTATTAAAATAATAGTATATAAAAAACTAAACATTAATAATATTGATAATTGTATATCATCATTATTATATATATATAATAGTAGTATCATTCTAAATATAAAATTATTAAATAAATTTTTAAATAATATTATGTTATTAGGTAAATAATAATTAATTAATATTATATATAATATTAATAATATTTTTAAATAATATTCATACATTAATATTAAATAGAAAAAAACATACTAAAACAAGTTATTTTCTCATTACTTTAAAAAAAGAATCATTTTTTAAAACATCTTCTGGTAATAAATATTCATCATTTACTAATAATCTTCCTTTGTCTGAAACTAAAGATCCTGTTTGATATTTAGTAGGTACTATTCTATTTATAAATTCTTTAACTTTATCAGGTATATCATCAGAAGTAAATATTTCTGGAAAAAATCCTTTTCTAGTCAGTGTATTAAAAAAATAATGTATATCATAATATCTATTTTGTTCGGGTTTAATATTAATTTTATTTGTCCATTCTGCTTCTACTTTAGAATTATCAACAATATTTGGTATACATGCAAAATCAAAATCCCAAAGTTTAATTTGAAATCCTATATTTGGAACTATATAAGTTTGATTATTAATTTTATATAAATATTTTTTATTATTTTTATCTATATCAATTTTATGAATTAAAATATTATTCGCTTTCATATCATTATGACGAAATGAAGGATATTTATTATGAATTATCGCAAGAACTGAAAATATTTGATAAAATATACAACGCCAATCTTTTAATTTTAAACTTTTATAATTTTTTTTTATATAATCAAGTAAATCTCCACTATTTGCCCATTCACTTACCAAAATTGATACATTTTGATAATATTCACCTTTTTCATATTTTTCTATAAATTGTTCAAATTTTTTATTATTTACAATATTAGATTTAGTTAAATTTAAAAATGGTTTTATGCTTGTATTAAATGTAGTTATTGGTAAAACAATATGTGGAGTTTGTTTATTTATAACAAAATATGATAATAATCTAATCATTAAAATTTCAGTATTTTCAGGTCTTTTAATATTATACATATCACCATAATTTTCTTTTTTTGGATATGCTACTATTTTAACTGCGTAAGATTCTTTATTTTCATTATTAGGAGGAGGATGTACTCCTTTAAATGTATGCCCAGTAGATCCACTTTTAATATATAATAATTTACCGCCTAATTGACTTATTGCTTTGCCAAAATCTATATATTTTTTTGGTAATAATTCTCTAATATCATCAATGTGATTAGGATATTCAAATGATTCAGATGAATTTTTATAATCTATAATTGAATCAATATTATTTCCAACAAATATATTTTGTATTCTTTTTACTCTATCTGGTATTAAATTAAAATTTAATTTATTTTCCATTTTTAATTATATTATAATATATTTTTTTAAATTATTTATTAATATGAAATTATTTTGTTAAATTCGTTTATTATCTTATTATTCTATCTTTTAAGTAAATAATATTTAAATTTTTTATTTTTAATTGGTTGAATATTTTCATTTTCTGTTTCATTATTTTCTTTAATAATATCTAAATTATTTGCATTATCATGGTCTAAAGATAAATTAGTAAATGATACATTTTTGTTATATCCACTCATATTTTCTTCTATTATTGGATTATCTGGTATTATATTTTTTATATTATTTGTTGAAATATTAAAATATTTAATATTTTTTAAATAATCATAAATTAATTCACCTTTTAATGGTTGATTTAATTCAGTATCTAATAATAAAGGTAAATCATTATTATCTATTTTCATTATAATTTTTGAATATTCTATATTATTATAATTTTCATCTATATTAATAAATTTAAAAAAATGTATAAAATTTAATGATGCAATATGTTTTTTTATTTTTAAACATTTCTCACAATTATTTGAATAAAATATTATTTTCATTAAATTAAATAATATAAAAAAATCTAATAAAAAATGAAAAAAAAATACTAAAAGATTTATTCAATATATATATAATGATCAAAATTAATAAAATTGATTTCAAAATATTAAATCAAGATAATGAATTAGGTGATTCTAGACTTGTATTTAATATGAAAGGTAGCAATATTAACTATATTGTTATGAATACTATTCGAAGAACAATATTATCTGATATACCAATTTTAGCATTTACTAATTTTAAAATTGACAAAAATACATCAATATTTCATAATAACTATCTTAAATTAAGAATATTACATTTACCCGTATGGGGTATCGAAAATACTGTCAATTATATTAATGATAAAGAAAATAAAACTTCTGATAATGAAGAAATAAATTTTAATAATGATAATGATGAACTAAATGATATTGATAATATTAATTATAATAATGATGATATATCAGATAATGATGAAAAAAATGATAATAATGAAGAAATAAATGCAGATTCAATTGAAGAAATTAATGATGATTCCAATGAAGATGATAATAAAAAAGAATTGTCTACAATTAAACATTTATCAATGTTTGTTAATTATAAAAATAAATCAAATAATATAATTAGTGTCACAACTAATGACGCCAAATTTTATTATGATGAAAATATTATAAAATCACCTTATAAAAATAATATCCAAATTGTCAAATTACAACCTGGTCAAGAAATAACATTTACTGTAATTACTAGCATAGGTACTGAATCATCAGATACAATATATAGTGCCGTTTCAATAGCAACTTATATTCAAAATGATCCTAATAATTTTGATTTTATTTTTGAATCCAGAGGTCAGTTAACTGAAAAAAGAATACTTATTGTTGCAATTATTAATATAATTCGTAGAATAAAAAACTTTTATAAAATATTAAAAGAAAATAAAAATAGTCAAAGCTTTGATAATAGCCTTGATGAATTCAAAGGTACTATAGAAATCAATAATGAAGATCATACATTAGGTAATTTAATTACAAGAGGATTACAAGAACATAAAGATGTTCTATCCGCAGGATATAATTTACCACATCCTCTTATTAAAAAAGTAATTTTTAATTATTCTATAAAAAAAGATTCAAATATTAAATCTATAATGAAAGACGTAGTAGATTATTATTGCGAATTATTTGAAAAAATAAGAAAAAATTTTGAAACAATTAATTAATTTAAATGCAGAGCATTTATGAGATAATATAGTATTATATAATTAAAAAAATAGCTTTATTATTCTTCAATTTGTATATCTAATAATACGGATTCTGGATTTATTTGAAATCTTTTAGGAACTTCTATAAAACTTATAAATTTTTTACAACTATTATTATTTTGATTGTTATCATTAGATAAATTAGAGCTAATATTAATAAATATTTTTTTATCTCCTTTAATTGGAATCATAAAATTTGGAACAAATCCACTATAAGATGTTAATGTACCTTTATAGTGATAACCCTCATCACCAAATATTTCAATTTCAAAACTCAAATTACTGTCTTTATTAAAATCAGATATTGAATTTATTGGAATATTTAATGCTAAAAAATTATAAGTAACTTTTATTTTTTTTATTTTACGATTCATATTTTTATCAAAATAATCATTTTCTTCTATTAGCGTTCTTTGAGTAAAAAAATAATCAATATTTTGAAATAATTTTTTTTGAAATTTTAAACTATTAAATGCTTCACCTAAATCAGCCATTAATATTTATATACAATTTATTCCTTAATACATTTTACCTGTATAAAAAAATTGATTTTTTTTATTTAAAAGTTATTTTTTTATTAATATTAATGAGTTCAAAAAAAATAATATTAGGAAATGATTTTGGATATATTATTGATAATAATATTAAAAATAAAATTATAGATTATTTATATTCAAAAATAGATTTATCTAAATATAGATATTGTATGTTGAATAATATACAAAAATTAAATTTTTTGCAAGAAAATATACATTATGTATCCCCTAATTTTAAAGGATTCAATTATTTATTAATTATAATTGTTATCAATAATAATAGATATTGTGTTATTATTGATAGAAAGAAATTATCATATCATAAAAATCAACTAGATCTTAAAAATTTACAAATAATTCAATTAAAATTAAATATTTCAGAAAATAATAACACAAATACTGAAGATTATTTGCCAACTGAAAATATTATATCAAACTCTATATTTAATGGTACAATTTTTGATGGTAAATTAATTAATTCTAATAATAATTATATATTTTTAATTCAAGATTGTTTATATTTAATGGGACACCAATTAATTGATATGGAAATGAATAATAAAATGAATTATTTAGATTCAATTATTAAAACGCATTTTAAAAAAAAAACAGATGAAAATTCAAAAAATACTAATATTTTTATGAATTTTGATTTTAAACTTAATAAATTATATAATTACAATGAACTAAATAATTTAATTAATAATTTTGATAAAATAAAATTACAAACATCAGGTCTAATTTTTTTTCCTAAATTATCTGGTATAAATATTATACATATAGAAAAAAAAATAGAAAAAATTGATTACAGTATAAATAAGAATGAAATTATTGATAATAAAACATATAACATAATTTATAATTATGTTGATTTTTTAAAATCAAGAGTATATTCTTATGAAAATATTGATGATAAAAATAATAATAAAAATTTATGGTTAAATAAAAGTACTATACCTGATGTATATTATATATCTGAAGACGAAAAAACTGAAAAAATTGGAATTGCATTAATACCTAATTTAAAAATATCACAATTATGTGATAATTTAATTAATGATAATCCAATCCAATTTATATGTACATATTCTAATAAATTCAAAAAATGGATTCCCATAAAACCTTTATAATAAAAATTATCTAATCATTAATATAATGGTAAGAAATATTAAATTAGATAATTTAAGAGGCATAGCTTTTATATTAATGATAATTCACCATATATTTTATTTTTATGATTTAAAAAAATCAACAAAATATGCAGATAGTCAGATAATTGAAATTATTGGATTAGTATCTAGATATTTATTTATTTTATTAGTTGGTTATTCTTTAGTTTATTTATATAAAAATAATAAAAAGAATTTTATTAATAATCGTATTAAAAAATCAATAGAAATATTATTTCATGCTGCTATAATTACATTAATTACATATTATTATTATCCCAATAATTTTATTAGATTTGGTATATTACACTTTATTGGTTTAGTTACTTTAATATTTGCGTTTATTATTCCTTTAATTTCGGTTGAATCTGGTCTTTTGTCTACTAATTTATTATATTTCTTATTATTAATTTTTATTATATTAGATTATACAAATTTTCCTTCTATTAATACATTTATAGATACATTATTAGGCAATAAATTTCATTATAATATGATTGATTATTTTCCCATTATTAAATGGACACCTATTATTTTAATTGGTATGATTTTAAAATCCTCAAATTTTGAATTAGAATCTTTATTAAATTTTGATATAATGAATAATAATAATATATTAACTTTTTTAGGACAAAATTCATTAAATTTATACACAATGCATATTATTGTAATAATTTTATTTTATAATTATTTATTCTAACATATATATTAAAACTGTAATATTATCTAATGATCCTTTACTTAATCCATGTTCTGCTAATTCTTTTGAATAATTTCCATGAAATTTTTTATTTAATAATAAATTATTTACAAAATCTACTGCATCTTGATTAGATAAAACATCCCATAAACCATCACAAGCTAATATTATAAATTTATCCTTTGAATTAATTTTATATTTATAAATTTGTGGTAAATGTGATACATAAGGTTTACATTCTAAATCACCGAATGCCCTAGATAAAGATAAATCTTTAACACGCCAATCTGATCCATCAAATTCTATCTTTCCACCTAATTGTTCAATTCTTGTTCTTTCATATGGATTACAGGGTTTATGATCTGATGATAATTGTTCTGCTATATCAGCATAATTACATTTTACTGCTCGCGAATCACCTACATTTAATACCCATAATCTATTTTTTTTATTTGAATCCAAATAATGCACACAAACACATGCAGTAGATCCACAATATTGTGCTGCACGTGGATGATTTACAACTAAATTATTTTGAATTGTGTCATAAACTTTCATAAAATATTTTGATGTTAAATCTGCTCTTGAATAAATATCTTTATCAAACTTATTTATAAAAAAACTTGGCAAATTATCTTTTAAATATTTGCTTACTAATTTCCCACCATGACCATCAAAAACACCTAATAAATTTATTGCATTCATATTACTATTTTCATTATTTAAATTAAATATATGTAAATGGGTATCTTCATTAGATTGTCTTTTTCCTTGTAACGAATAAGAATATATTTTCATTATAATTAATTATAAAATAATTATAATTAATTATAAAGAATTTTTAATAATATTTTATTAATTTTACTATTAATTCGTTTATTATTTTATATATATACGATTTTGTTTGCCTTTTTGAGTTGAAATATTTACATCATTAATATTATTTGTATTATTTAATTGAAATACATTTTGTATATCAGTAGGATTTGTATTATCTATATCTGTAGAAAATTCAATAAATATTGTATATTGCCATTTTGCATTTGCATTACTTGCTGAAATTTTAGTAACTTCTTTATTATTGAATAATTTTTTAATAAAGCCAATAACATCAAGTACATTTGGATTTAAATTTCTGTATAATATTCCATGTAGAGGTATTTTACTTATTTTACCATATATATCGTTAATTGTACTATCATAATTTGTTACTGTAGGTGTTAATATTTCACTTATTATTCCTATTGGTGGTGAAGCCCATGCTGGAGATGCTCTAAAATGACTCTTTGATGTTACCGAGATTGGTTGTTTAAATCTAATTGTAGTTGGATACGGTAATGAAAATAATTGTAATTGTAAAGGAATTGTTTGTGGCTGAATTGGATTCATATTATAAGGTTTAGTACTTAGTGAATTTGTTGCTGTTTGAACTAATGATATCCAAGTACTAACTGGGTTTGAATTATCAATATATAATTTTAGTTTTATACCAGTTAATTTTTGAATAATATCTGTATGTGGATAATAAGTACTATCTACTCTCAATATATCTCTTATATGCATTAATAATACATCTAATGCATTTGATCCATCACCAATACTGTTATTAGACCAAATGAAATCTTTTCCTGAATTATTATTATGCTCTAATAAAAATGCATCACCAGTATTTAATAATCCTGAAGTAAATGGTTCCTGTAAAAATTTTATATATAACAAGTTAAACATTGCAATTATATTACTACCATATCCTGAATATGTGTAATCAGGATTTTTAACGTTCTTTTTTAATTTGACTGCTTCATATCCCGTGGCTGAGGTATATAAATTTTTATTGGGCCAATCTTTTAATGCTTGAAAAGCTGCTTCTACATTATTAAAACTTGTAAAATCAGATGGATAATTAGGTGGTGCTACAACTATTGGCGATGGATAAAAATTTCCAAAAAATCCTGCTCTACAATATTTATCAACATCAGACATTTCATCAGGCCAATAAAATGCAATAATACCATCTACATAATTCGGACCTATATTTTGATTCCATTTATATTTTTGTAATAACTAACTATTTATTTTTCCACCAACTAAATCTTTTGAATTATTATATTTATTTTTGTATTTAATATATTTATTTTTATAATTATTCATTATATATAATTCACAAAAAAATTTATAGATTTTTAATTAAATTAAAAGAATATTTTGATTTAATTAACTATAATGCTCTGTTAATGTATAAAAATCTAGATAATTCTGATTTATATTTGATTTATCAAATCAATTTTATATCTGATATATTTTAAATAGATTTGTAGATATTGGATAAGCGAATTTTAATGCAAAATTATTATAGTAAGTTTTATCATTTTTACTAAAGATTAAATAAAAAAATTTATGGATGCATATTATAAATAAAAATCATTAATTTAAAATTTTTTTATAGGAATTAATCCATTTTCTAATTGCATTATCTGATACATTATATTTTTTTCCGACTGCTACGTATGATTTTAATTCTTTTAAATCTTTATTTAGTTAGTCTAATGTAGGTCTATTAGTATCTGATTGTAAATTAGTTTTAATTCTAAGTTTTTATTGACATAAATTACATCTTGATGATTTTTTACTTACATTACAGTTACAATCTATACATTTTTTAATAGATATTGTTGATTCAATAATAGCTTCAATTTGAATTATTAATTTCATTAGAAGATGAATTTTTATTTTAATTGCTAATTAAAAAATCATATATACTTTTATATATCTGATTTTTTAATACATATTTTTTATAAATTAACTTCTTTTCTATTATTATATATTTCATTAACTTTTGATAAAAATTCTGATTCATTAATATTTATTAAATTTAATTTATTACCACAACAATCTATTTTATTTTTTATTTTTTCTTTCATTAAATTCCATAATATTGCAGCATTAGGAACACATTCTAATATTTTTATTTGTGTAAATCCTTCTAATTGTTCTTTTTTTTTATTTATATATCGTTTTTGACCGCGAATAATATAATATTTATATTCCATAGTATTATTCTTCATAATAATAAAATATTCTAATGTTGTTGATTTCTTAGTTTTTATTACTCTGTCTTCTACTGCAATATCTAATTTTTTTGCAACTTGTATTAATGTTTTATCAGTATTATCTAATTTTTCATTTGTTAATTCTAATTCTTCTTTTGAATCTTCTAACATATTTGTTGTTTCATCTAATTTATCAAGAACTTTATCTAATTTTATATTTGCTTTTATCATGAGTTTTTCTAATTTATCAATTTTATCATCTTTTTCTTTTATTACTATTTTATTTTCTTTATTTTTTTCTTTTAATTTTATAATATATTTCTTATTCAATTCTATTTGATAATCATTAAAATATTTTATACACTCTTCTAAAAGTAAATAATATTTAGCATATTTTCTTGTTTTTAATGATCTCATTAAACATATTTTAAATGATCTTGGATGTAAAAAATATTCATTTTTATTACCACGTCCACCATTAGAATTTTTAAACTCCGCAACGTTGCGGAGTTTAAAATCATCGTTTTCTTCAAATTCATTTTGTTCTAGTATACGTTTAATATCAGTTGAGCCTTTTTTTAATGTTAAAATACCATATTTTTCTAACATATTATGATGAATACAACAATCATCTTTACTAACCAATTCAATAAATTCATCAATAAAACTAATATCTATATTATATTTTAATTTATTAATTTCTTTAACAAAATCAATAACACTTATATTAATTTGATTTTCTATTAAATAATTAATATATTCTTGAATCGTTGTATATTGAACCATTATTAATAAATCAATAATGTTATAATATATATTTATCAATTTTAATTGCTAATTATAAACTAAATAAAATTTTAAAGAAAAATCATTAATTTAAAATTTTTTTATAGGAATTAATCCATTTTCTAATTGCATTATCTGATACATTATATTTTTTTCCGACTGCTACGTATGATTTTAATTCTTTTAAATCTTTATTTAGTTGGTCTAATGTAGGTCTATTAGTATCTGATTGTAAATTAGTTTTAATTCTAAGTTTTTGTTGACATAAATTACATCTTAATGCTTTTTTACTTACATTATTATTACAATCTATACATTTTTTAATTGATGTTATAGATATTTCATTGGAATCTATTTTATTATTTTCATAAGATCTTAAAGATACACTATTAAACTGTTCATTAGATGAGGAAGATACATTATTGAATAGTTCATTAGATGATGAAGTTATATTATTTATTACACTTGATTGTAAAGATGCATAATTAATTATATTATTCGGTGTAGATTTATTATTATTTTTTAATTCTTCTATTTTTAATTTTAGTTCTAATTCTTTGATAATAAATTCATGTTCTTTTAATTCTAATTCTTTTATCTTTTCTATATGTTGTATATCTCTAATATATTTATCAAATTTTAATTTTTCAAGATATTTTTTATAATCAATTTTATCTCTTTCATTTTTGCATATTTCTATATCTATAATATTATCTAAATTTAAGTTATTTAATGATTCATCTTTTGATAATTCATCTATTTCATCTAATAATTTATTTAATTTAACAAAATTATTTATTTCAAATATTTCTGTATAAGTATTATATATTGTATTAATTTTATATTTTTTTGTTAATTCTTTAATATTATTTTCTAAATAAATTGTTTGATTAATATTACTAAGTAAATAAATTCTTTCTATTTTTATATAATCTAAATTTCTTTTATGTGATGATAATCTTTCTTGAATATCATGTGTTCTACCATATTTATATAAATTATCTTTGATGTATAAAATATAGACGCAATCTTTATTTTTATATTTATCTATATTTGAATAATTATTTATCATATGATAACTTCCTGATTTTCTTATACTTGGTAAAACTTCAGATGTAACCCAACGCTTAAATATTTTTGCTTCTTGTTTTTTTGATCCAAATATTATTGAATATAATCCAGATTCATTAATAAATATTGTTTTTGGATCTTCTTTTTTAATATTATCAGGTAATACAAAATCATTTGGAAAATTAGGGGGATCGCCCAGGGAATAAATAAGGTAATTATCCGGGGAATTAAGGGAACTGGGGGAAGGGTAAAACCCCTCACAAATATTTATAAATGATTTTATAGCAAATTGATCTAATTCTTCAACATGTGTATTAATAGCATCCACTGTATCGCTATAATCCAACATTAAAGCTACATCTTTGCCTTTAAAATATACATTGTCATTAAAATAAAAATATTTAATTTGTTTATTATTATATATTATTGTATTTGAACCATTATCTACAAAATTTATTATATTACTATTATTATTAATTGCAACTTGATTTTCATTGGCTGATACAATAATTTCATCCGATTTATATTCTTTAATCAATGGTAATAATAGTTTTGATTTAGATGCTTTTGCTCTTTCCAATAAATCTATTGTATTTATTTTTGTTAAATAATATTGTTTATTATGTAAAATTTTATATTTTATTTTTTTTATGTATTCTGAATGATTTTTCGATAAATCACATTGGGTAATTATATCATCTAAACAAAAAGCATCATTATATATATGAATATTAAATTCTTCGTTTGTTAAGTAATTCATTATTATATATAATAACCATATTTTTAAATTAATTTTAAAAATTGAAACTACCTTAACAAATATATATTATTTTATTGAAAATATCTATATTTCAATGTATATCATCATATTATTTTTACAATTATATCATAATTGTAAAAATATAAGTATGCACGCGGTGGGATTCGAACCCACGAAGCTACTGCATAGGATCTTAAGTCCTACCCCTTTGACCGCTCGGGAACACGTGCTTATTACTTCCTAAAAATTTAAGAAATAAAAAATATAAGAGATGGACCTGACGGGGCTCGAACCCGCGACTTCTGCGTTATAAGCACAGCACTCTAACCAACTGAGTTACAGGTCCTTAAAAAATTATCTAATTATAGATAATTTTTAAAATTTATGAACTTGCATGAGGATTTTAACCTCATCTATAAGTTTATGATACCTATGTGCTTAATAACACTATACAAGTTCTTATATTAAAAAAATTTTTTTTTGATTATTTAAAATAATTTTTTCCTCTTCAATATTGAAGGGAACATATTATAATTTAATAATATATAATAGAAATAAATTTTTAAATATATTTTTTAATTATTTTATATTTAAAGAAAATTTTAATTAAATTTATTTAAATTAATTTAATCTGATGAATTATCAGAGTCAATCATTTTTTTCTTTTCTTTTATATTAGCTACGGTTTTTTTAACAATAATTGTATCAGAATCAGAATCTGAATCATCATCTGAGTCTGAATCATCATCTGAATCAGTATCTATATTTATATTAAAGTTTAATTCTGTAGTGGATTTATTTGTTTTTTCAAATATATTATCTTTCTGTTCAGAATCTTTACCTAATTTTGATATCAGTTCTTTTAATTCATTTACTAAAATATCTTGTTTTTGTTTTAATTCTATACTTTTAATATTTACTTCTTTAATTTGATTACTAACAAGTATCCATTCATTTTCTTTACTTTCAATTAAAGCCTCTATTTCAGTTTGCAAACAATCTTTAGATTTTTTACCAATCTTTAAATCTGACCTCGATGAGTTTGGATTTTCTGTATTTATTGTTTTAGAATTTTTATTTTTTGAATTTTTTTTTATTTTTAAATTATCTTCTTCTTCTACATCACTATTTACTTCTGATAAATTAGTTTTTGATTTAGATTTAATTTTTTCTTCAATATTATCTTTAGAAGATAAAGATTTTGATTTTATTTCATCAGTATCTATTGTATTTGATGACTTTGATTTTGACTTTGCTTTAGGTTTAGGTTCTTCGCTATTAACAACATTTTTTGTTGCTTTTGATTTTTTTGTTAGTTTTGTATCATTATTATCGTCATTATCATCATCTACAATAGATAATTTTTTTTTTGAATTAGTTTTTTCATCTATATCTTTTATTGATTTTGCTTTAGAATTTGATGTAATTTTTTCGTTACTACTATCATTATCATCACTATCATTATCTATATTTATCGATTTTTTTTTTGCCTTAATTTTTTCATCAGTATGTTTTGATGGTTTTGATTTAGATTTTGCTACGATTTTTTCATTACTACTATCATTATTTTCGTCATTATTATCCTTACAAGATTTACTTTTTGATTTTGTTAATTCAGAGTCTTTTGGATTTATATCTTGATCTTTAGTTACTTTTAACTTTCCTTTAGATTTTATTACTACTGTTTCATCATCATTATTTTTTGTTGATAAATTGGTATCACCAACGTTATCATTATCAATTATTTTGGAATTTTTTTTGGGAGCCATTAATTAAATATTTTTATAGTTCAAATTAATTAATAATCAATTTTTATTAGTTTGGTTAAATTTATTAATAATTAAAAAATATTAAAATTATTATTAAATATATATATATATATAAATGGAATATATATCAGATTTACTTAACATGTTAATTACTACGGATATTGTTTTAAAAAATAATATTTTAGAAAAAGTTAAAACTTATAATGATGATTATATAAATAAAATCAACAATTTTTGTAAAAAATTAATTGAATTTGATGATATAATATTAAATAACACATTTCAAAATATTCGTACAGATAGTATTAAACCTAAAATTGATAATTTTAAAACAAATATTATTCGTCTTCAAATTCAAATGTTTAAATCATATATAAAAAAAGATATGAATAATGATAAAATATTTTTAACAATTCTAGAATTATATTCAAATAAAATTAAAAATGTTAAAAATTTATTAAATAATGATAATAGTGATAATTTTGATGATGATGATGATAAAGACGATATTGATATAAATGATTTCAATTTAATTGATGCATTTATAACAAGTATTAATGCTGAAATAACAACATTATTACAAAATAATAATCTAATATCATTTACATATGATAATGGTAATTTTAATACTTTAATTAAAATTTTAATATCTAAACTAAAAAATAATAAAATTTTAAACACAATTCAAGCAATTATTAATACCAATTTTGATTTTGAAACTATAACAAGTTCTATTAAACAATATTTAGAAAGTATAACAAAAAAATCGGAACAAACGGGTGGTGGTAATAAGAGTTTATATAATACAATATTTAAAAAATTATTAAATATGTTTGATAATATTTTTAAAAATGTTATTTCGCGTGATATTGTCAATCAAAAATTAGATAATATGTTTCAAAAAATTGATAATATTTTAGAATCAGGGAAGCAAAATTGTAAAAATTATAATTCATCAATAAATAATTATATTAAAGCTAAAGAAACTGAATTAAGTTCTTTAAAAAAAAAAAATTCTACAGATCCAGATGTTAGAGCAGATCATGAAAAAATAGAAAATGATATAGTATTCGGGAAGATGATGGAACACAAATTTAATGATAATAATATTTTTAATAATTTTACAACTAGTTCTTTTAAAGATACTAATGTTGCATTAATTTCAATTATAAATAAAATAAAGAATAAATACACGAATTTAAATTTATATTCTATCTTAAAATTTTTTGATATTCAGGAAATATTGGTTTCCAAGTCAAAATATCCAAGTTATATTTTTACATGGGAAAAACTAAATGATACTTATGAATATATAAATTCATTATTAGGTTTAAATAAAAATGATAATATTAATGAACAATTTTTTAATTTTGATTTAATTAATGAATATCTTAAAAAGTTATTTATTGAAAATTACAATAACGATTTTTATACAAAATATAATAATTTTACATTTGATTTAGATAAATTTTATGTAAATGAGAATCAACGAATAATAAAAACAATCAGAACTAATATTGTAGAAGAGATTAAATTTATTAATTTGAAGCATTATTATAACGATTTTTATAATATAATTATAAAAATAATTGATGAAAAATGTGATAATATTGCGTTATATTTAGATGAATTAAATGATATAAATATAAATTTTTTTGATATTAAAAATATACATATTCATAATAACTTTAATATTATTGAAAAAAAATGTTATAATTCTAAAAAAAAAAATATATATATGACTGAAATAACTGATATTCTATCTTCTATAAAAACTTTATTTGACGTAGATATTAAATTATCAGACATAGGATTAGATAATGGTGATCTAATACCTATTGATAAATTAATAAAAATTAGATGTCTCAAACATAAATTACTATATGATCGAATGGTTTTATCTAAAACTAAAAATGACATTCCATCAATAACAGATTTTTTACAAACAAAAGATGTCAATTTATATAACATATGGATAAAAAATGTAATACCAACATATAATTATGTAAATTGTATTAAAGATGAAGTTCAAAAACAAGTACTAGATAAAGTTAGGGTTTTATCACCTAAATTATCATCATTTATTACTGCTACAAATTTTTTATATTATAGTTATACTACTTATGTGAAGTATGATAATTTTATCAAAATTTTTTTTAATAAATTTTTTAAAAATAATCGTTGTTATTTTATTACAGATAACTATATTAAATTATCAAATGATAAAATAGAATATAGTTATTTGATTTTTGATATTATTAAAAATCAAAGTGATAAACGATATTTTTTTATAAAATTAATTTTACCTGGACATGCAAATATATTAATTATTGATAGAGATGGAAAAAATATTTTTCATTTTGAACCTAATAGTTTTAATTTTTATCTTGAAGATAATATTTTATTAAAAAATTGGTTGATAGATGGTAATTTAGAAGAAACTATAAAGCTATTTATTAACAGTACATCGTTAGAAAAAAAAAAAAAAAGTACTGGAACTGCTCTAGATGAGTCAATCATGGATTCTTACTTTTATGAATATAAATTATTATTATTATTTCATAAATTTGATCCAAAATATAAATATTTTTCAGCATATTCAGTAATCAGACCCGACAATATGTTAATTCCTTTTACAAGTAAATCTATGATAGATGGAGTAGATCCGGGTGGATATTGTAAAACATTAACATATTTTTATATTTTTTTGATTATGATAAATCTAAATAACAGTAATGATATATGTGATAATCCTGATAAAATAAGTATACTTATGATTAAATGGATTAATTATACTGAAAGTATTGACCTCTTCAAAAAAAATGAAACAATGATTAATATGGTTAGAAATTTTGCTATAATAATTTTTCAATATTATTATAAATTTATAAGTACAATGTTTGATGGCTTTAAAATAATTACAATAGATAATTTAAAGATGTATGATGTTGCAACAAGAACTAAAATTGCGTCTGATATGGAAAATTTTAAAAATTTAAAATTTCTTGATACCAAATGTATAGATAAACAAAAATTATCTTTTGAATATTTTAATATTAACCATATTAGAAATATTCAATATAATATTACTGATCAACAATTCGATGTACAATTAATATATAATAATCGCAAAACAATGAATAATGACACTAAAATACTAATAAATTATACAGAAAAAGATTGTAATAGTAATATTAATCGAGAATTAGCTAAATGGTATTTTTTTAATACTATATTTTTTAATAATAAATATAATAGTTATAAAACTATATTTAGTATCAATAATATTTATAATAAAGCTGATGAAAATGAAAAGACAATTAGCTGGAATAAAACTATTGATGTAAACTGCCAAAGTAGAAGCCCATTTAAAAAAAAATATTTAAAATATAAAATTAAATATTTAAAACTAACTAATTTAACTCAATAATTCTATTTGTTGAATTTTAACTTTAATTTCTTTTTCATTAAATAATTTTATAGTATCATATACATCCAATTTATCACATAAATATATATCTGCACACAATCTATATGACAATGTTATTAATAATTCTGATTTTATTTGAGTCCAATAATTACTCTTTTCAAATAATATTTTTACTTTATTATACAGTTTTAATCCTTTGTCTTTTCTTAAATTATTTACTAGTCTTCTAATATTATTTATTTCAGCTTCTAATTCATTTGTTTCATCTGTTAAAATATCTAAATATACAATTGATTGTTTTGTAATATTATTATGATCAATATAATTGAATTTATCACTGATCATATTATTTTTTTCTTCTAAAATATATTCAATATTATAATAACTTTCAGGTAATTCATCAAAAATATTATTCATATTATTTATTTGTATATTATCATATTTTAATAATAAAGATAATATATTATGATCAAATTCATTTTTTTCAATTGAATCAATAATTTTATTAGCATCTTTTTTATAAATTTTTCCTAAAAATCCTCTATTAGCTGTATATTTTTTATTTAACATATTAGTTGAATTTGTTACTAATTTTTTAATATTTAATTCTCTACAAATAATATCATTAAATTCTATGATTAAATCATTATCTGTATAAATTTCAATCATATTTAATGGATAAAATATTGGTCTGTTTATTTTTTGTCTTAAATTTCTTACACACTCTAATAATTCATTAATAGAATAAAAACCACTAATTAATTTATTATTTTCTGAATATTTATTTATTTTATTTTCATCAATTGTTTGCATATGAATACTTTCTGATAATTGATTATTACCAAGTAGTAAAAAATCTTTATTTATTAAATTTTTATTCATAAATTCACAATAAATATATTCTGATAAATGAGGCATAAATGGTGATAATAAAATATTAAAATTTATTAAGATTTTTAATAATGTTGATAATGATTCTTTGCAATCTAGTTCACAATTTAATCCTTTTAATCTTTCACGAGATAATTTTATATAATAATTACTTAATATATCTATGAATTTAAAAATTATATTTGGAATAAGTGTAATTTCTAAATTATTCATACTATTTACAATATCTTTTGCAAAAATAAATAATTTATTTAAAATCCAATTATCTAATTTATTATTAGATAATATATTTATTTTTTCAATATCGAAATTAGAATTTTTAAAACATTCAAAGAAAAATAAATATGAATTATAGTATGGTATTAATTTTTTTGTAATTTCAAAAAGATCTTTATCTTTAAAACAGAATGGATCTGCTTTAGACGCAGGTGAACCTATAAGATATAATCTTAAAATATCTGCACCATATATATCAATTAATGATGTAGGTGATGTATAATTATTTAATCGTTTTGACATTTTTTTTCCATCTGAAGCTAATATTAAACCACTTACAATTACTTTTTCATATGCGGGTTTATTAAATAATGCAGTTGATAAAACATTTAAAGTATAAAACCAACCTCTAGTTTGATCTAAACTCTCTGCAATAAAATCAACTGGATATGATAATTTCTTACATGCAGGATAACCCAATCTGGCCAATGGTGCTATGCCTGATTCCATCCAACAATCAATTATATATGGCGTTCTTTTATATATTGATCCATTTATTATAATATTTACATCACCAATTTTATCAATATGTAAATCATTATATTTTTTTCCTGTTAATTTTTCTAATTCTTCTACTGAACCAATACATATCATATCTTTATCATTTTCATTTATCCAAACTGGGATCGGCGTTCCCCATATTCTATTTCTTGAAAGACACCAATCTGGTGAATTTTTAATCCAGTTTGCAAATCTTTCAGTTCCGACATAGTCAGGATACCATTTAATTTTTTTATTATTTTCTATTAAATCAGGTATAATTTTTTGAACATTCAAAAACCAAGCATCTGTTGCTAAATATATCAATGGATAATCTGTTCTCCAACAATATGGATAATTATGTTTAATTTTTTCTGATTTTAATATTTGATTTGTATTTTTCAAATGAATTACTATATCTAATGAAGTATCCATTACAAATTTATTTTTGATATTATTATTATTAATATTAATATCAATATTAAATCGAACTTGAGAATCAATTAAATATTCTGGTAAATTATTAATATCATATCCATCATTTTTCATAACTCTCATATCATCTTCTCCAAACAAAGGTGCTAAGTGTACTAATCCTGTACCTGTAGTATTCTGAACATATTTATCAATGTAAATTTTATAGTTTTCATAATTATTTATTTTAAAAATGGGTTTATACCTCATACCTAATAAATCCACACCTAAAACAGTTTTTATTAAGATATAATTATCTTTGGTAAATAGTTTTTCAATTGCGAATGAACATAACCATAATTTTTCTTTTGTTGATAAAACTTCAATTAAATTATATTCATACTCTGGATTAATACATATTCCTTGATTGGCAAATAAAGACCATGGAGTTGTTGTCCAAATTAATAAGTTTTCGTCAGTATTTTCTATTTTAAATTTAACATAAATTGAAATATCTGTTCTTTCTTGATAATTAGAATTCGCTTCAAAATTTGATAATGGCGTTTCACATAATGGTGAATAAGGCATAACTTTTTTTGATCGATAAATCAAATCTTTATCCCATAAATTTTTAAAAGCCCACCAAATAACTTGCATAAATTCAAAACTTGATGTAAAATATGTTTGCGATCTGTCAAATTGTCTACCTAATTTTTCTAAAGTATCAAACCAAACTTCAGAACAATTTGAAATAATATTTCTACATTCATTATTAAATTCTGTTATTTTTTCAAGTGAATCAACATAAGAACATTTACCTACTTTTTTTTCAGCTTCTTGTTCTAATGGTAAACCATGACAGTCAAATCCAATTTGATAACTTATCTGATACCCTTTTTGATTCATAAATCTGGCCATTGTGTCTTTAATAGATGAAACTAATAAATGTCCATGATGAGGATTACCATTAACAAATGGAGGTCCATCCAAAAAAATCCATTTTGGTGAATCTTTTTTTTGTTCAACAATTTTCTCTCTAATATTATTATTTTTCCAAAAATTACTGATATTTTTTTCGATATTAGGCAAATCCATTAATTATTAATATTATTAATTAATAATTATTTAAATCAATATTTTTTAATAATATATAGTGTTATGTATTTTATAATATAAATGCATATATTAATTAGTCATTATTATTTGATATAATCTAAATTAATTTCTATAAATATTTATAATATATAATGAAAATATTTATATTTTTAATTTTAATTATATTGATAATATATAACATATTTTTTATACAAAATATTAAATTAAATCAAAGATTTTATAGTATTAATGAAACATATCCAATTTTAAATATATGTAATTCATCAGATAATTTTAATAAAATTTTATTAGATGTAAATAATATTACTAATGCAAATGTATGGATGGATGGATTGGCCTGAAAAATTTTTATTACAAAAAAATAATAATCAATGGAATATTTTTCCATTTTTAGTTTTCAAAAAATGGTCTATTAAAAATATTCAATTATGTCCTAATATTTATAATTTATTAAAAATTATACAAGATAAATTATTATTTAATTCAGATAATAAACTAGAATTAATTAATGCTTCGTTATCTAGACTAAGTGCGGGAACAATTTTAAAACCACATCAAGGCTGGGCTAAATTATCAAATTATATTTTGAGATGTCATTTAGGTATTATAATTCCTGGTGAATCTCACATATATGTTGAATCTGAAAAACAAAAAGTAGAAGTAAATAAATGGATTATTTTTGATGATTCTAAAATACATTGGGCTGATAATAATAGTAATTCTAATAGAATTACATTGATATTAGATATTAAAAGACTTGATTTTATTGAAATTGGAAAATCAGAAATTAGTGATACTAGCGAAGTTAAAACTTTTATAAATAGTTTTAATCAAATTAATTAAAATACATTATTTTATTTTTTTTTTATTAATACATCTATTTTAATTTAGAATAGTTGATAATTCATTTTAGCCAAAATATAGGATCCAACCAATTATTATTTTCTAATTTCCATAATATTAAATTTTTATAATATCGATCATAATTTGAAATTAAAAATTCCTCTGTAATATCACTCCACTCTTTTATTATTATTACAGGTAAATCCTTATAAAAATTATTCATTGAAGATGATTTCACTATTGGAATTGCATCAAAGTATATTGATTCATATATTCGATGGCAATCAATTCCAGTACCTTCTGGTGATAAAATATATTTTGATTTTTTAATATCATTATAAAAATCTTCAATAGATAGTTTTGATTTAGAAGTAATCCAATTAAAATTTATAAAATAATTAAAACAAGTAATTCTTTTATTTATATTTGTAATTATTTCAAAATTCATATATATTAAAATTTCTTTATTAAAAATTTTATTACAGCTTTTTATTATAGGTATTGTGTTAAGTGGCATATCGCGAAATCCTATGGGTATTGTAATAACATTTTCATTATTAAATATTGTATTAATGGCATAAATTTTATTAATTATATCTTTTATTAAAATATAATGATTTTCGGTAAAACATTTATCAGAATTATGTGTTATTAAAATAAATTTTACTTTTGGTGGTATCTCAGCAATAATACTTATAAATTCATTAAAAAAATCTAAATTTAAAAACACTATATCATTTTCTTTAAATTTATTTGGTTCAAAATTAATTTGATAACGAGGACATAATGACCAATTTGCAATTTGATGAAATGCTAATCCTGATATATAATTTTGAGTCATATTTTATTATCATTATCATTTTTTTATATCAATTAATAAAATTGAAAAATAATTTATTAAAAATTAAAGTTATTTTTTTTTACTGTTGTAATCAAAACTATGATTTAATAATAAAAGCACTATAAAGCTTTTGTTATTCTATATCATTAATGTTAGATTATATTGAAATAAAATATCTTTCAAATATTGATTTTACAAGAAAAAATAATATCATAAAAAAAAATCAATATGTTAGTATTATTCAGAATAATATTTTAAATTTTATAGGTATCGAAATTGTAATAAATCTTGTTAATACAGTAATTTCTGAATCAAAAATGGAAATAAATAATTTATCCAAAATAATTTTTGATATTAAACCTAATGCAAATATATATTTAAAAAGAAATTCTAATCCATTAGATATTGATCCACCTGGAATATGTATTTATGATGAAGAATCTAAAATTGCTAATCTTACAGGACAACTTTTACCAGGTAATAAAATTGAAGAATTATGTGAAATGGAAAATTCTATTTGGTTACCTCAAATAGAAGAATCACGACGTAAAAAGTATATTCTAATTGATGATATTGACTCTAGAGAAAATCGTATTATTTGGTTTTGGAATGCTCTTAAAGATTTAACAAGAAAAATACCAAATGGAAGCAGCATTAATTTTCCGTATAAAATGGGTTATGAATTAAACGATGATGATTGGTATTACTATGAAAATCTTATTAATAGATTTGCAAAAATTTATCCACAATTTATAGTAAAAATTATTATTTATTGATTCGGAAAAATTATAATTGAAATAGCTGATTAATTAAAAATATTTAATGCAATTATTACTAGAAGCATTTTTTAAGTTGATACCAATGCATTTTATAAAATTATTATTACTAATTTTGGTGTGATATAATAAATATAAAAAATTCATATTTAATTATAAAATCACATCAAGATTTGAAATAGAAAAAGTTCAAGAAATCAACTTTATTTATAAATTAATATTATAATTAAAATAAATCAGGTAATTCAAATTCATAATCTTTATAATTATCTGAATTATATGAATACAATAGATCATGAAGATTTTTTATTTCATATATATTTCGTGCAAACATTGGAGGAAACATTTCTTTTTTACCATATTCTAATCTCAAACAAAATCGAATATCAAATGTAAATCGATAATGATTCATTTTACTATGAATTCTTTTTAGCAATTTCTTACTGAGCTCTATTGGACACCAAACAAATATTACAAATTTATTAATATTTATATCTAAATCTTGATTAAACCAGAGCCATTTTTGCGACTTTAGTATTTTAATAACAATTACATCATCTATAATACTAATAATATCAGATGGTTTCATACCATTTCTAATGGGTGCTCTTACAACCTGAATAGCAACCATATATTTTTGTCTTGAATTATTTATAGTAAATTGTACTAATCCATCTGGTGTCCCTGGTGCAGTTCCGCTTCCAGCTTGAAGCATTTGTGATACTTCAGAAAAAATTTCAACATCAAACTTTGTTTTAATTTTATTGGAAATAGCCTTTACAATAAAATTAACAGCTTCTTTTTCGGCAAAACAATTATAAGGACAATCATTTAGACTGGTATTATTAGATTTATAGTTTTTCATTTAGTATCATTCTAATGTGTATTCTTTTGGCTACGGTAAAAAAAAAAATATTTTAAATAAAGTATTTAAATTATTTTTCAATTTTTATTATAAATATATTATTAATTATTTCAATCACAGAGAATCTCATTACATATCTAAATAAAAAAATAAAGCAGTTTACTCTAAATTAAAAGATTTTGCATTTTCTATTTGAGTTTCAAAATATATTTTATATTCATTATATTTTTCAAATGAATCAAAAAAATATAACGATTTAATTGACATATAAAATTTAATTGTATTAGTCGGATCATTATTTATAATAAAAATATATGTACATTCATTAAATTTATTATATTCAATTATAAAATCTGTAATATGACCAATTAATTGATATTTTTGTTTAGCACATTGTATAATTAAATATGAATTTTTTATTGTAGAATTATCTGGATCTTTTTTAACTGCACGAAAATACTTTGGTGATAATAATTTAATAATAATTATATTATAATTACAACATACTAATTCATCATAGTCATCATATAATAATCTTATAAAATTTGAATTAGAATATGAATTTTATTATTGTCTATAATGTCAAATTTTTTTACAGGCATACTATGATACCATTTATATCTTGAATCTTATGATATAATGTATTTGGTTTTACATATATATTAATTGTTTTGGAAAAAATAATTAATTTAAAAAACAAAGCTTTTTAAATTAATTGTTTCATCATTATTTGTAAATTTCATGTAGTACCTGATCCAAATGAAAAACATCCAATTACACTACCATATGATTTTTACATCAATACGAGGAGAAATACCCTGACCAGGATAACAACAGGTATATCATGGAAAAAATGGGCTAAATTTGCATTCATAAAATAGATGCAAATAAATAAGATATTATAAATGTCATTCATTAAATGTTTTTGCAAAAGCTTATAACTATTTATTAAAAATAAATGATATTAAAGTAAAATATATTTTAGAACTCGTAGTGCTTGTACTTTAAACTGTTTTAAGTAATTCTAATTTAAATGAAACATATGTTTTGACTGTATATTATTTTTATTACAACGTGAAAGAACCAAATTGTGAAACAAAATCTGCTATTCCAATATTTACAGTAGAATACAATATACCACCATCAAAACCAAAAGATGATGCATATAAATCTATAGCTACTATTGATAATTTATTAATATAAGTTAATGTTGTATTTCCAGTAAATTGATATAATACATTTCCATTTATAGTTGTATATGTAGTAGTTATAATATTATTATTATTATTAATTATTATATAAAATCCTGATAATAAAAATGCAGCATTAATACCTGGTTCGGTTGGTACTATATTGGAACTACCAATTATTTGAGATCCATTAGATCTAATTCTTGCCCAATTAGGTGCACTATTATGTTGATTACCATTTGTAATATTATTATTTGATAAGGTTATATATAAATCATAATCTAACTGTATAGAATAATCATTACTATTATAAAGTTTTCCTCTCATAATATATGTCCAATTATTATTAAAATTAAATGTTGATAATAATGATGGATTTAATGTAAATAATGTTTCTGTACCTTGTTGTGTTGTTAAAACACCATTTGAAATAGTTAATGAACCAGTATATACGATATTATTAGAAGTATAATATACAGCTTTAGTTGGACTTGGGTTAGTAAATACCAAAGTTCTATAATTAAATCCTATATTACCACTCAAATCAGTTGCTTGATAAGTTGCAGTATATGAACCAGCAGATAATGAACTAGTTTGACTTATTATTGTACTAGTTCCAGATATTAAAATATTATTAAATAATAAATTACTTGTACCTGATAATATTTGTGTCATATAAACTAAATCAACATTTTTGAAATAATCAATAGCATATGCACCTGGATCTATATATGATGAACCTAAATTTATAGATAAACTAGTTCCACCAGATAAATAAATAGTTGGTGGGACATCATTTAATCTAATTTTTAATGCTCCACCAGTTCTATAAAATCCACCTATAGCAACACCTGCTAATTTAGCAGTTGTATTATCTAGATATTCTGGTAAATTACAATTTATTGATCCTAATATATTAATTGTTGCTAATGTAGAACCTATAGTATTATTACCAGTTAATATTGCATTACCTGCAACATTTAATGCTGAATTAATTGATGTATTTCCTATTAAATTAGCATTGGAAGATATTTTTAAATTATTACCAATAGTTATGTTACCATTAATTATACTATAATTAGATACATTTAATGATGATAGAATAGTAGTATTCCAATTAATAATCGAATTAGTATTTACAAATAAATTATTATTAATTGTACAATTATTATTTAATATTGTATTATTTAAAACAAACAATGAAGAATTTAATGAAACATTATTTAATAAACTAATAGATGAAACATTTAATACAGAATTAATACTAACATTATTTATTATTAAATTAGAATTAATCTGTAATGGTGATAATAAAGTCAGTGAACCAAGTATAAAAGAATTATTACTTATATTTATATTTGAATTATTTGATAAATTATTAGTATTTAAATTAGAATAAATCAATAAATTTTTAAAATTACAATTATTAAAAGTTGAATAATTTGATACATATAATGAAGTTAATAAAGAAACATTTTTTTGAAGAATTGAACTACCAGATATATATAAATTATTATTAATATCTTGAGTTAATATATAATTAGTATTACTATTAACAGGAGTTTGTATGTGATATCTAAACGCATCAGGTGTGGTTGTAATAAAACCCAATCCGCTTGTTCCTAAAATATCAATTCCACTTGATCCACCAATATCAAAAGCTGATAAATTACTTGCATTAATATTTAATTGTAATATTTTTTCATCAATATTAAATGTATTAGTAGCTACATATGTTGAGGTACCATAAAAATTAACAATTGAATTGGTAGTCCCCAAATTTATGATATTACCATTAATATTAATATTATTTGTTTCTACACCTACAGAAGATGTATTAATACAGTTATCTACTCTTAAATACCCTTTTAAAATAGATGATAAGAATGTGGTATTATTTTGAAGAATTGTATTATTATTAATATTTAAATTACTATTCAAAGTAAAATTACTAAGTGATAAATTATTGTTAATATTAATATTATTCATATAAGAATTATTAGATACATACAAATTAGAAAGTATACTTGTTGCATTATTTAATATTGAATTAGTACTTATATATAGATTAGATTTTATAGAAAGAGAATTTAATATAAAACTATTACCAGAAATATTTAAATTTGATAAATATGTTGCATTTCCATTTAATAATGTGTTACCAGATATATTGGTAATATTATAAAATCCAACCATTTTATTATATGAATTAATAAGTATAGTATCAAGAGCTGACATTTATATATATTATATTAGATAAAATTAATATATTAATTTAATTATGAACCAAAATCATATATATAATTTAATTCTAATGTAAAAGAAAAATTCGAAAATAACATATTAATTGGGTTTCCGTATGGATCTAATAATTCAATATCAAATTTACTAATATTTACAGGTTTTCTAAAAACATATTCTTTAGTTATAAAATTATTATTATCAAATGATCCTGTCGCTTTATTTATTGCTAGAATTATTTTCCCTTATATATTATAAGGATACAAAATATTATTTTCATTATTAGATAAATTGGTATACATTGAACCATAATCATTAACTTTTAGAAATAAATAATTATCAATTGATAAATTTAATATAGATTCTCCAGATATAGATAATTTATTAATGTAACTATTATTTATAAAACCAAGATAATATCCTAAAGATGAATAATTTGAATTATTTGAAAAATCGATACTAAAAATAGTTGTACTGCTAATTGTAACATTACCCGTTATAGAATTTAATTTTATAGTAATTATATTTGGTAATAAAAGATCAAATTGATATTGTATTGCATTAATTAATTCATCAGATGAATAAAAACCATCTGCAATCTTTAAATAATAACTTATTCCACTAACGGTAAAAGTAAATGAAACATTATTTTTTAAATTTTGAGAATGAATAGTACATATTAAAAAATTCAACACTAGTTATATTAATATTTGATACATTTTTTATTGTCCTATCTAATTTTATAGAAAATTTTGAAGAATTTGGATATAAATTTTTATCTCTATATTTAGAGTCAATATTAATAATAATTTTTTCCATATAAAAAATAAGTGAAAATTATTTTATATATTTTTTTATATTAAATAATTTTATAATTAAGCACTTTAATATTATTAAACTTTCAGCTCTGGATACAAATGTGCCGTATTTGGAGCTATAACAAGATTAACTTTATTATTTTTAATTAAACAAGCCATTATTGATGTATTATAAACATCGTGTTTTTTATCGATACATTTAATTCTGGCATCAGTTGGTATAACACTTATGGATGATGGATAGTTTTCGTCACCATCCAAATATGTATTTGTAATTATTCTAGTCATATAATTTATGGTACCACCATGACCAACAACTAAAATACATTTTTTATTTAACTTTTTTAAATTATTTAAAAATTTTTTATGTTTATTAAATTGTTTAGATTGTGCCTCTTCACCTGTTCGTAATGTCATCCATTTATCTATATTTTTTTGAAAAAATTCAATTCTTTTAAATGGATCATCTTTTACATTTTTAAATTCAGTTTCTATTTTAATAAGTTCTGGATATTCTTTATAAGCTTTTTTAATAATATCTTTACATTCATCCGCATTTAAACCCGCAACTTTAGTAGACAGTTTTTCTAAAATTAATTCATCAATTTTGATTTTTTTATCATAACCAATTTCTTTTATAATATTTTCAGCAGTTTGAATTGATCTAGTTGCAGGCGAAGATATTACCAAATCAAATTTTCCAAAAGTTTTTAAATATTTACCAGCTTTTATGGCTTGTGATATACCATTTTCTGTTAATGGTTCTTTAATATTTTTATATGGTCTTTTTTCAACATTTGCTTGTGTTTCTCCATGTCTAACAAAAAATACTTTCATAATATAATATATTATTAATTATAATTATATAATTTTTATTTCAAATTTTATAATATATATAAATAATAGTTGTTCAAATGTCTATATATTATTGATCAAGTACAATTATTATTTATAAAATTGAAAAAAATATTATTTAATGTAATTTCACTTTTTATACCGTAGTAATCAAAACTTAGTACCAGGGTTGAGTGCTATACACTCAACCGTAGCCATTTTTGTAATCAAATATTATTAACTAAATCTATTTTTAAGATGCAGATTAATCCAAACAAAAAATTACGATTATTACCACCTGAACCGAATTATCCTCCACCACCTATTCCAATATTTCATAATAGTGAAAAATTATTAAGTCATATTTTAATATCATCAGAATTAGATGATAAAAGTCTATCATCAGTAAATACTAATTCTAACAGACTTGTTGAGCATAATCAAATATTCATAATTAGGAGTCCACCAGGTCTTTTCTTAACTAATTCAGAGTTTGAATCTACATCGAATTTTAACATATCAAATATTTCAAGACCTGGTCTTAAAATATTTGATCTTCAATTAGAACCACAGCCGCTTCCACCAATTTTTAAAACATCAGATATATCAAGACCGCCTGGTCTTTTCTTAACTAATCCACCGTTAGAAAATCTATTTATATCAAATGATTCAAATAGATCAGATATTCCATTACCTCCTGGTCTTTTTATTTCAAATATTTCATCTGAAACTCGACCAATATTTACTGATTTGAAACCAAAAATTTCATCATATGAAATAGACTATCTTGCATTAATGAAACCTTTAAAATGTGCGTGGTGTAATGATATTACTGATCAAAGTTCTGGTCAGTTTTATAAATATTATATTAATAATGATAAATATATTAGTTGGGGATGTCTAAATACTTGTTCAACTTAATTAAATCCTAAAAAGTTTTAATTGATTATAAAAAATATATATTTTTTTATAAAAATTGAAAATTATATTTTATTCTGGTTATATTAAAAATATTTTTTTTTTTACCTAGAACTAGTTTTATAAATTAATAAAATAAAAAAGCATAGATTTTTATTTTATTAACCATATCAATTAAAACAAATATTTATAAAAAATGGGTCGTAATAAAAAAAAAATGATAAAATATTTAAAAGAAATTAAGGAATATGAACAAACTATAGAATCAAAAAATACAGAATCATCTACATTACTGATGCCAACAATAAATCAAACTGTAGAATCAATAAATACAGGATCATCTTCATCATCACAAATACTTGAATTAAAACAAAATGTAGAATTAAAAGATACATCTTCATCACAAATGCTTGAATTATCTAATTTGAAAAGTAAAAAACAAAACTTTTTTTGTCAACAAGAAATTTTTAAAGTTTTATCAATTTTATTTGCTAAAATAGATCAAATATCATCAATAAATAATAATGATGACGCCAATACAGATAAAGTTGAAGAGGAAATTGCAGTTCAATTATCTCAAAATAATGCAAATTGTTTATGATGTGGTAAAAAATCAATTAATGGTAGATATTATATATACAATGTTGATAATATAAGATGTATTGGATGGGGATGCATAGAATGTTAATATTAAGAATTTTAATTTATTTAAATTTTATTAAAGTTATTAACCATATCTTTGAATGCCACTTCAATATTTTTAGTAAAATTAACTGAATTAGCTAAATCAGAATTTAACATTTTTAATCTTAATGTTTGATGTAATAATTTTAATTCTGATTCATTATTAGCTAAATCAATAACTTTTTGAATATATTCTTCAATACTATTTGCAATATATTTTTCTAAACCTAAATTACTTAATAAACTAACACCAACACGAGAAACATATGTTTTGCCTGCTAATGTAATAATAGGTGTATTCATATAAATAGCCTCACTAGAAATTGTTCCACCATTATAAGGAAATGGATCTAATACAATATCCATATTATTATATAAATTTAATCCATCTACAATTTGTTCATATCCAATATCCATACGTTCTTTTTCAATACCTCTGTCAGTAAATAATTTCATTACTGTTTCTTTATAATATGAACTTTTATAATAACAATATCTTAAAAATAATTTAGCTTCAGGTAATCTTTTTAAAATTTCACAAAATGTATCAATAGTTGGAATAGATAATTTAGTTGGGTTATTAAAACAACACAAATGAATTTTATATTTACCTCTAGTATAATTTTTTTTTGATTCTAAATCAACAGGTGGTGTATAACATTGAAATCCATTAGGTAAATTATATAATTTTTCTACAAAATATTGTTGTGTTTCTGGTGGTGATGCATATTTATCTGTTAATCTATAATCAATTTCTTTAAGACCATTTGTTGATGGATATGCAAAATATGATATTAAAATTCTTGCAGGTTTATATTGTAACAGATTCATTCTAGTATTTCTTGTATGTCCCATCATATCAACTAATATGTCTAAATTATCATTAATAATAATTGTTAATGCATCTTCATCATTTTTATTTGATATATCATGCCATGTAGCATTTTCATAACTTCTTAATTTTTTAGCAGTTACATCACCAATATTTTTGCCTGTGTCACAACAATCATAACAAAATATATCAAATGATGATGTATCATGATTTTTTAAAATACTATCAAACATAAATCCTACAGGATGTGTAATAAAATCACATGAAATATAACCAATTCTGATTTTAGTTCCAGATAATTTAGTTCTATCTAACATATTGGAAATTTTTAAAAGATGTGGATCTTTATCAAAATACTTATACCAATCGCATGATCTTTCATATATATCTTTTTCGGATAATTTCCAATTATATAAATTATTAAAAATAATATTACTTAATACTAATTCCTTTTTTCTATTTTGACCATGTTTCATACATAATTCTAACGATTTACCATAAGTTTGATTACTAATTTTATCTATATCTTCAACTTGAGCAATTCGTAGTAAATTCAAATTTCCTAAATTATTGTAAGAATTAATATTGCTCGGATCTAAATAAATTATTGTTTCGTATAAAGCAATTGCATCATTATATAATCCTAAAAGTTCATATTTTTCCGCTAATAAATTAGCTAATTCAATTTCAAATTCTAAACTAAGTGCCGATCTTGCATATTTAATAAATCTGTTAATATCTCCACGCTGTAATTCTAATAATGCAATATTTTTATTAATATTATAGTCATTTTTTAATTCTAAACATATTTTGAAACATTGTTTTGCATTATCAAATTGTGTAAACTGATAATAACATACACCCATATTTAATTTAAGAATACAATATTCATTAATAGATGGAAAAAATCTAATTTTTAAAATATCATTAAAACATTCTTGCCATTTACTTTCACTAAATTTTTGTAAAAATGATGTGAGAATATTTTTATGATCTTCATTCATGTATTTTCTATAATCATTAATATATGCAACAATATCAGTTTCAAATTTTTGACAAATATTAGACCAAGTATAATTTTTTCTAATATGATCTCTATTTTGTTCTCTTAACATTTCTTTAATATTATCATTTAAGCCAATTAAATTTTTCAATTTATTAATAAATTGAATTAAATAAGTATTTTTATCAAAATTATGAATATTAATATCAATATACTCATTTAATCCATTCATTGTTTCTTTTAATGCACCTAATTTAGATGTAACTATTAGACATCCACATGCCATAGCTTGTAAAACTGTAATGCAACTTGTTTCTTGAAATATATTAGGATATGTTAAATATTCAATATTATATAATTTTTCTGCTAATTCTGTTTGTGATATTCCATAATTATAATTAACAGATTCTAATGTTTTTAATTCTTCGCAAATTTTATTATTTTCTTCTTGTTGATATATATTCATTCCAGAATATATATTTAATGTTGAATCATTATATGTCTGTTTTATTTCTTTAAAAATTGGTGGTAATAATTCTAATCCTCTCCATGGTATTGAACAATAACTCATTGAATTTTTAACTTTATTAGTTTTCATATTTAAGTATGATTCAAATGGTTTGCCAATACCGTTTCTCATTATTATAGTTTTATTGTAATTAATACTATATGTTTCAACATATCTATTACGTTGCCAATCACTAACAAAAATAAATAAATCTACCATATCTTTTGCTTTTGTATCTTTTAGTATTTTTGATGCATTTTGATCAGTATCATGTCCTGTCCATAAACAATATAATGTTCCAGGATTATTAACTGTATTTTTAATTTGAAAAAGATCATGTACCAAACAACTAATAATAATTATATCAAAATTCAGATTATTTTGTGCAATATATTGCAAATATGTATTTGCTGTAACATGTTGAACACCTCTAATAATTTTATTTTCAGAATTTTTATTAAATAAATAAACTTCATGATTTCTTGATTTCATTTCTTCGGCAAAATAACATATAGCACTTTGAGTACCTCCAAGTGGTTCCGAATAAGGTGTATCTAATGTATAATTCCATCCACTATCTACAATACCAATTTTCATTATATATTTAAAAATTTTTATTTTTAAATATGTTTTTAAATTAATTTACTATAAATAAATTTTTGCCATTTTAATTAATTCATCTTTTAAAATTATCTGTGTTAATCTATTTTCTTCTGCCATTTTTAGTATATTTTTTTCAAATGTATCTATTTCTGTTACTTTATCTTTTATTTTTAATATTTCATTCGTTATCAATTCAATCAATTTAGAGTTGTTTATAGCTAACTCATTTAATTCATAAGTACTTTTTTCAGTAGTTGGTAATTCTACTGAAACAGGTTTTGAACTTTTATTTATTGTATACTCATTTAATATATCTTTATATTTACAATTAGCAAATTGTTCTTTAACTAAAATTGATTTTAATATTAAATTTTTAACTTCCTCAGCAAAAGTTGCTTTAGTATATTCTTTTTTTCCATACAAACTTATTATTTGTGCTTGATTTGTTGATAATGATGCTGAATTTGAAGGGGTTTTTGTGATGGCTGATTTAATTTTTTCTATAATAAATTCTGAAACATTACTAACATCTATAGGAAATCTTAGTTGTACAGAATCATATAAACTTGGTGAAACATTTATAACACTTTTAATTACTTTACCAAAAGAAGTGTCATCTAAAAATTCCATATCATAGTCAAATAATCCAGGTATTCTTATTATTAATAATAATGATTTATTACTTTCAAATATTTTGTTTAAATTTTTCTCACATACTGCTTTTGTGTATCCATAAACATAAGTATTGTTAATAACTGGTTTAATTGATGGCAGATCTATAAAATTGTCATCCCATTTATTGTTGTTAGTGGTAGGATTTCCTTGATGCACATAAATAGTTGATATATATACTAATTTAATGTTATTGATAGCGCAACTATAACCTATCAGATTAGCAGAATTTATTGACCAATGTTCATTAGCATCTTTTATGTTATTATCTAAAAACCATTGTGTGACTGCTGGTGGATCTTTATCAGCTGCTGAATGAATAAAATAAAATTGATCATCAGGATATAGATTTTTTATTTTAAGTATATTTATAAATAAATGATTAATTGATTTTTGATTATATAAACCATCATCACCAATAACTGTATAATGATATAAATCATTGCGAATATTCAATACTTGATCAGCACCTCTTATTATATTATATACATGGTAGTTATTTTTTAATAGATTTTCTATTAGTGATCCTCCTAATGAACCTGAACCACCTGTTATAAATACATGAGTTTTTGATACTGGTTGTTCTGGTAGTGATACTTGTTGTTCTGGTAGTGATGATTGTGATAATGATTGTTGCATTTGATATATTGATGATGATTTTGATGATGATTTTGATGATGATTTTGATGATGATTTTGATGATGATTTTGATGGTTTTAGTTTTGATACTTGATTTAGGGATTTTAATTTATTAGATAAATAATTTAATACAGGTGCAATTTCAGATATTATATTTGATAATTTAACTATAGAAGGATCAAGTGTGGACGATAAGGCAACCCTACAATAAGGGAATAGCTCTGTAAACAAGATTAAATCATCATTTGAACTACCAAAAACAGCTATAATTGGGTTAGCATACTTCTTTAGTTGTTTATTTATGTGATCTATTTTCATTTGACTAATACACTCATTTATGCTATATAATTTCGTCTTGTTAATATATTTTTTTATTGTGTTATCATCTAATTCTATTAGGCCAGTATCAATTATTTTTCCACCGTTAATTTTAAATATATCAATAGCTATTTTATTCTGTTCCCATTGGTTTTGATAGAATATATCTGTATTTTTTTTTGGATTTTTTTGAAAATTACCTATAGCAATATTAGGAATAAAATAATCTAATTCAAATGGTACATATGTAAGTGGATTATATTGTACACTATTAGTATTCATTATTAATTTTGCATCTTTTGATCTAGCAGAATATCTATGATGTTTTACATCTGATATTGGTAATTTATATGGATGATATTCATTAGAATTATTTTCTATAATTTTGGTACTATCAATAGTACCACCTTGCATCAAATTTAATTCAGCTAAATATTTATTTTTATATTTAAGGTATTTTTTCATATAATCTTTATTTATATCCATTTATATATATATATATTTTTTTTTTTAAATTAAATAATTATTTTTTAATATTTCTGATTTATAAATAATTATTATAGAAGTAATAAATATTAATATAACTGCAGGAATATATAAATAATAAAATATTGATAAATTTAATAAACAACTAATAAGTATTGTAAATATTAAAACAATATTATTTATAATACTAATATTAATTGATGATAATTTTAAATATGCTTTGGTAATAATAATAAAATATGGTCCATAAAATAACCCAATTATACTAGAAAATGTAATAATTTTATAAAAATTATCTAATAATATTATTTTATTATTAATAATAAAATATTGTACACATGCAATTATTGGAGTTAATAAAATTGAAAATATTAAATCAGTAAAAATAAATGTTGTTATTATAAATATATTATAACCATAAATATTATCAAAATCATATTTAATTTGAAATTTTTCATTAATAATATTATTAAAACTAGTTAATACAACACCTATAATAGTATAAATTAATCCTAATAATCCAAAATTTATATTATTTAATTTTAACGAAAAGTTATCATTAAAAATAAATGGAATTATACATGATGAAATATTTATAATAATACATATAATAATAATTATATTCAATAAATAACTTTCTTTATAATAAATTGTATAAATAATTGGATTTAATGCAACACGACAACAATTTAATAATTGAATTATTACTGGATCTAAATCTATATAACTTAATACTAATAATTTATAATACGGTACACATGAACCAAATAATATAATTTTTTCTTTAACATTCAATTTATTAATATTATTAAAGGTTTCTTTGGGACGAATAATATCAAATAATCCAAAAAAAATACTTGAAAAAAATCCATATATAACCATTACTGTAGTAAATAGATGTGTTTCAAATATATTTAAGTTAAGATATTTAATAAATATTCCTATAAAATAAAAAAATAATCCAAATGAAAAAAAGAATGAAGTATTAATAATAATTTTACATACTGATTGATTTATCATTTTTTAGTATATTTAATCAATAAGTTTTTAAATCAAAAATTATATAAAATAATAGATACTTAATAAATAATGATTTATAATACCTGGTTTGATATATTATGTTTAATAAATATAGAACCAATTATGGAATACGATAACTATTATAAAATTGAACGTATAAATGATAATTTGACAATTGAAAATTGGTATAATAAGGTAAATAAAATATTAATTAAAAAACTATATTCATTAATTTATGATTATGATCATATTATTTTAGATAAATTAATCGATAGATCTGATTTATTATATCCTTCAGAAAATAGAGAGATTACATGCTATAATACTAATAATGCAGCACCATCTAATTGTGAATTTCAGCAATCTTCAAATTCAGAATTAAATATTTTACCAACGCAAATTAATAAAATTATATTAAAAATTATATTACCTGAAAATTTTATTGCTAATAATATATCATATATTAATACAGTAAGTTATAATTATTTTGATAATGAATATTTAAAAAATACTCCGATAGAAGTTACTATTAATGCATATAATAATGAGATATTAATAAATTATACAACAGATAATTATTTATTTTCAAATATAAAATCTATTCACGATGGTATATATAAGTTATTAACAGAAATAAATGTTAATAATATTATTATAAAAAATTGATTTAGAAATATATTAATCCAATAAATTCATATATTAATGAATCATGATGAATATAAATTTCAAAAAGTCAAATATCAATTAAATATATTAATATCTACAGATAATATCAAAATCAAACAATTTTATAAAAAATTTGCATCTCATCATAATGGTGATAGTGGAATAGATTTATATAATGATGAAATATTAGTAGAATCATTTTCAGTTGGTACAATTGATTTTAAAATTAAATGTGAAATGATAGATATTGAAACTAATGAATATACAAGTTATTACCTAGCTCCAAGATCATCCATAGGTAAAACATCTTTTCAATTAACTAATTCTATCGGAATTATTGATGCTGGATACAGAGGAAATTTAATGGCAAAAATAAGAAATTTTAATATTAAAAATAGTGAAATATTAAATGAAGGTTCATTTTTTCAAATTATTGCACCAGATTTAAAACCTATTAAAATTAATATTAAAAATGAATTAAGTTCTACATCAAGAAATGATGGAGCTTTTGGCTCTACAAATCTAAAACAAAATATAGAAATTTCAAATGTACTAGCATTACCTTCAAAAATAACACAAACGATTTGCTTTGGTAATATTGAAGATACAACAGATACAACCAAAGAACAAAAAGAACCAATTAAAATTGATTCTGCATTTCCAGATAAAGATACATATACTTTATTTTTTGATGGATGTAGTAAAAATAATCCAGGTAAATCTGGAGCGGGTGCATCAATTATAAATAATACCGCAAATGAAATTTGGTCACAATCTAAATATATTGGTAATGCAACTAATAATAAAGCTGAATATGAAAGTTTATTATTAGGACTCAATGGTGCAATTGAATTAAATATCAAAAAATTAATAGTTAAAGGAGATAGTAAATTAGTTATAAAACAATTATCCGGTAATTATAAAATTAAATCAGATAATTTATTAGAAATATTTAATGAAATTAATGAAAAAATTAAATTTTTTGATACAATTTTATTTTTTCATATAAATAGAAAAGATAATAAAAGAGCTGATGAATTAGCAAATAAAGCATTAATTAATATAAATTAATATAATAATTAAAATAATAGTATAATTACCAGCACCAAAATGTTTTAAAATATTTTGCCAATAATTTATTTTTTTTATATCATATTTTGGAAATAAATATTTATAATTATTATAGGAAAATTTATTAATTATTAAATATAATTTATATAAGATTGTTTCATACCATGTAGATTTGATGTTAATTAATTCATTATATTTTTTTTCATAAAAATTATCACATCCTGTAGAATTATATGTAGAAATAGCTTCGTTTAAAGCATATGATAACGATAACATATATAATAATATAAAAATAATACAACTAACAAAAATATTATTTTGTGTAAGTGGTTTATTTATTAAAAGATATATAAATAAAATTATATGAGAAATATCATCAGAAACTAAATCTAATGCCATACCAATAGATGAACCCATATTATATCTTCTAGCCATTTTACCATCAACACAATCTAATATATAACCTAGTAAAAATAAAATAATGAATAAATAATCACATTTTATATGTAAAAAATAAATGGAAATTAATGTAAATAAAGTACTTATAATAGTAATCATATTTGGTGTTAAATTTAAATAATATAATGGATCAACTAATAATGATGCTAAAGGACAAAATATATTAGTATCAGACCATGCTTCATATACTTCATCGTTATCATATTTTTCATCTTTATTTTTTTTTGTCATTATTTTTTAAATAGAAAATATATAGAATTTAAACTTTATAAATTTTTTTTAATTAAATATAATAATAATAAAAATAGTAAACTTCTGATAATTAAATTGGTATTGGTATTATCATTTATATTATAATTAATAAATGTAATAACAAAATTATGATTTAATAAAATAAATAATAATGTATAAATAATTATATCATTATTATAAATATTATTATGTTGATTGTGATCATCTATAGAAATTTCAGACCGTTTTAAATTTTGATTATTAACAGTTTCAATCATATTTTTAGACATATTAGAAGGTAAAGGTTCTCCATAGTTTAATTCTACAATTTCATTAGATTCATTTACAATTATATCATTATTTTGTAAATTAATCAATTTGGTTTCTAAATCTCTTGTAAATTGAGATATATTTAATTTATTATTTTTACGAGATTGTTTATCATTATCATATAAATTTTCCATATATTAAATTAAAGAAATAATTTTTTATAAATCTTTATAATAAATGGTAAAATTAATTACTGTTGTTACACATGGTGAAGGATATTTTAAATGGTTAGAAGAATCTTGTAAAAGATATAATGTTAATTTAATTAAATTATGATGGTGGTCAAAAATGGCAAGGATTTGGCATGGAGATTTAAATTAATGATTGATTATTTAAAATCAATTGATAAAGATGAATTAGTTATTTTTATTGATGCATATGATGTTTTATTATTAAAACCATTAGATGATATTGAAGAAGTATTTAATAATATAACAAAAGTATCTGGTAAAAAAATAATAATATCATGTGAAAATAATAATTTTCTTAATAAAATAGGCTGTGTACAGTGCATCATGGTGTTATATAAAGTTTATAATTTTATATAAACTTTATATAAAATTTTCTTTATTTTGATTTAAAGCTTTATTATCCTATATTATTAAGATATGAATGAAGAACAAAATTATAAAACAGCCGATTATGTTTCAATATCAGAAGCTAATATTATTACTGGAATCCATCCCCAGACTCTTCGTTGCAAAATAAAAATCAAAGATTTTTATTTTGCAATCTAAATTTATTAAAAATTTTTAATTTTTAATAAATTTCGTAAACTTGGCGATCAACAAAAAATCAAATGCTATCGCACTATTACCGGCCAAAGAAAGTTTAATAGAATGTGTCTGGAAAAGATGTGTAATGGTATTTATTATAATGATAAAATCGAAAAAGATACAATTAAAAACTTTATCTACTGTCGTGTCTCTTCAAGAAAACAAATGGACAACCTTTCTCAACAAATTGAATTCGTCAAATCAAAACATCCTGAATATGCTTCATATGAATCTATTTCAGATGTTGCTTCAGGAATTAATTTTAAAAGGAAAGGATTATCAACCATTTTGGACGCCTGTTTACAAGGAAATGTCGGCGAAATTGTTGTCGCCCATCGAGATAGACTGTGTAGATTCGGCTTCGATTTGCTCAAACTTATTGTTGAAAAACAGGGCGGCAAAATTACAGTCATCGATGATGATATCCACAAAAGCACTAAACAGGAACTATCAGAAGACTTGTTATCAATTATCCACATCTACAGCTGTCGTCAAATGGGAAAAAGAAGCTATAAAATCAAATGTGATAAAGACATTAAAAGTTCCTCTTCAAATGAATGTCTATCAACAGAAGATAATTAATGAATGGATTAATACAAGTAATTATGTATATAATAAAACATTAGAAAAAATTAAATCTGGTGCATCACCTAATTGGAAGGATTTAAGAGATTTATTAGTTATAGCTAAAACAAAAAAATCATCCAATGAATATATATCTTTTG